GCAACACCATCCGTACCCATAGCACGAATACCCAACATACGCTCAATACCGTCAGGAATCAATTTGATTTGCTTTTCGATATTGTCACGCAATTTGAGTTTGAGTTGGTCAAGGTCGATTTCACCTCGGTGAACTACCTTGATTTTCTCGCCATACGCCTGACCCCAGATGCAACCATTCATACAGATTGCACGGAACAGGCTAGGCAATGAACCCAACGCACGTTTACCAATCTCGCAATTTGAGACAGATACCATACCACCGTACTCGGAGTCGAACTCTTCGCGGATAGTGTCGGAAATGAGGACGTTACCCCAAATCGTATCGGCATCACCTCGCCAGTGAGATAGGCGGCCTACTGGAATGATATTCTTGACCTGCTCAAGATACCAGCGGTTATCAACCTCAGAATAGGAGTCAGACAACCAAGCCCGCAGAGTACCATCGGAGTACGTCCGCAGTTTCATTTTCTTGGTTGGGTCAATCCGACGTTTTCCATTCTGTAGGATATGTCGCAGAACATCAGCGTCCTGACCATCACGAGTGATGTTCTTGTTGCCCTTTTCATAATCGTTCGACAGGTAACGAATAAAGGCAGTGCCTTGACCGTCTAACAAGTTAGCGGCCATTTGGCTAATAGCATGGTCGGTCGGTGTAAACTTCCGGCCATTGTAGTCAACTTCAAACTTGCCATCCTCAGAGGCAAACCGAAGCTCACGCATTTCGACTAGGTAGTCCTCGCGCTGCTCGACATCGTTCTCAAGCAACTCGAATCCCTCGTCATAAGAAATGGTCTTGTCAAACCATGACTTTGAAACATTACGGTATCCATCACTGGAAGCCATAGTTTGGTTAGCGTGAACAAAGTCACCATCACGCTTTTGGTTTTCGATGGGTGTTAAACCTTCCATCTCATTCTCCTAAAAAAGTGTGTACCGTTGCGACTTGCAACTCTCTTAATATACTCTATATCGACATGGCTGTATAGCGGTCTTGAGGAAAAATCCAATCTTTTTTTTCTCTCGGTCAGTGGTTGCTGACTCACTCCCTCGCCCACCGCAAGCGGCCTTGTTGTAGTAATACAAGCGTGGCGCACAAGGCCGCTCGTCTTACCCTATGGTACTGAGTACCACAGGGCTTCGACGTGCGTTTTCTGCTTGAATACGTCCATCTGGACGAACTCGGAACTATAGATCGGCTCCTCACTACCCTTAATGACGAACGAATCGTGCTTGTACGGGTTGTAGGTCACCAGCTTGATGTCCTCGGGAAATATGCTGAGACTTCTAGGCTCATGCACATAGCCGCTGATGTAGGCGTGAACGTTCTTTCGCTTCTCGCTCCTGACTCGCTTATTGCCTGCGGCACTGACGACGTACTTAGGATCTCTCAATACGATGCTATCGACATGAGCAACCACCAAACCATTCTGCCTGACCGACCATATTTTGTGATGCAAGTTGAAATAGACTTGGACTCGTTTATCGGTTTCAATTTCTCGGTTCTCCCTTGTTGCGATCTTCATTATGCGTATCTCCGTTTAGTGTGTCTCATTGCTTTCTCTAGCCGACGTTCGGCTTTGGCGACTATCTGCCTGACTCGCTCCCTACTCACGCCGTACTCATCACCCAAGTCTTGAAGCGTCCGACCATTGTAACGCTGCATCAATAGCTCGGATGCGGTTGTCTGGCCGTCAAATACTGGTCGATTGTTTACTCTCTCATTCTCTACGGTGAGCTTTGATAGTAGCTCGTCATTGTCACGCCTAGACTCTGAATCGTAAATCACTTGGCTCGTATGCTTGGTGTCGATGTTGTCGAACTCGACGTTCCCAATATGAAGTCCCATAGCTCGAACTTTGGCTTGGTCACTACGGTTATACTCGTTGAGCAATCCCCACTTAACGTGATTCACTACATGCGTACTCAATGCGTGATTGTATTGCTTTGCGTTGTAGTCCTCGATAGCTTTCCATCCGGCAAGTAGTGCGATAGACTCCATCTCCTCACGACTCCAAATATTTTGCCAACGGTAGCCAATTAGATTAAGGGCATAAAAGATGATTGATTGATTGTCTTCAAAGGTGTGTTTTTTCGACATGGTACGTCCTCCAATTAAATTCCTGATGTGTACAGCATATCATACGGTTACGGACTCGTCAAGCAACTTGGCCGAAAGTTTTTTCCGACGTGAGCCGTGAGCCTTAAAGCCTACGATTGACTTCCTGTCCTGCACTTGGCATAGCTTACAACGATTGCAAGCCATATCGTCCTGAGTTTGTGCGGGACATATTACAATAGGTAGGCCGTTTGGTGTTTTGTTCCCCATGTTCGGTGCATCTTCCGGTAACACTACGGTCACTGGTGCAATTCCTAATTCGTGGTACGTCTCGGCCTGTTCCATTGTGTCGGCTGATAGATTAACCACTAGCCCACCAACTTCGTTCATACCCTTGATAACTGAATTGTTGTGGGCGTCCGTTGGGTCATAGTGGGTGTAAGTCCAACCATTGGTGTGACTAGCTGCGTTTGCTAGCTGCTCGCACTTCTGCTCGTCTAACTTTCCATCTTCGTTCGGTGGTAGGTCGCCCGCTTGATTGTGTCGCCATAGCTCGTTTTTGTGAAAACGTCTAACTCGCTTGGTGAATGCTTCCCAATTATCGCCGCGTTGACCTTCGCCGACTTTGTTCCAATGGATAGCAAGAGGGCCGCCGCCTGCATAACATTCGTCCATAACGCCACACTCGGTAGGGCATGAACTCTTTTCTGTAGTAGTGACCTTAATCGGCCCGACTTTGCGATTACCTGATACGTTTGTTAAGTGAACCCAACTCATAATTTTCTCCTTTGCTTATTGTGTATGATAGCCATTCTATCATAATTATCGGCACTTGCAACCACTCTCTGAAATAAAATTCCTCAAATTCCTGAGATTGTGCCCCTCTTGAGCTGCTTTGTTGCCCTGAGACGGTGAAGGGCAACAAAGCACCTCGTATTACCTAAATGAAGCCCCTATCGGTATCCAGTGGAACAGATATTGTTATGGCACTACCGATAGAGGCAGGGAAGTCTACTTCCAATCTGGTTCGGCTTCTTGTAAATACAAGCCGCCGCCAAACTCTACTTGACTATCAAACACTCTTGTTTGCGTTTTACCAGCGGTTGAACAGCCGCCGCAAAATACAACCATACATCCTATTGTGAACGCTATGATGCAAAGCATCGAAGCCCGTAACTGTTCGTGTGTTTTAACCTTCATCATATAACCTCTCTGAAATTTTCTCGTGAATGATTTCTTCTTGTGAAAACATCCAGTTGATGTCTTTTAGTCTAAATTCTTTATCCTCCAAAAACGTCATTACATCGGCTTCGGTTGGATAGTCATCTTCCAAGTGAAACCTATGACAGGTTGCGTTACATGGATTCAAAACATAAATATAACAACCCTTCATTATGCAACCTCCAAATATTCTGAATAAACTTCAACTATCATACCATCATAGACGCCATGGTTTTTAGATTGGTCAGAGGGATTGATGACCTTGCAAAGGTAGACATTCTCAAAATGATATTCGTCAAACCTATGTAGTCTATGAATTCGTACCTCTTGCCCCTTTTCCAATAGTGCAACCTTCTTGTCTCTGTATTCGTCGTAATAACGTGTCTCTGTAATTCTTGCGTCACCCATTATTCAAACTCCACTACTTGATATTTATTGCCGTTATCCAATGTGATTGTCCCACCAAAGAACTGCCACATCACATCAGTTTCCATTGCATGTTTATGCAGTACAAGCAAGTCAGCCATATCTTCTTTTAGCTGTTCGTCCGTACAATTTTCGCTGATAACTTTCATAACCATAATAGACCTTCCCTTTATTGTAAAATGAACCGCCTACGCCATACGTCATCAAGAGTGTTAAATACAACGTAGACGGTTCTGCCAACGCAATCTCTACTTCGAGACTGCTGCGAGTTTCTTTTGTTTGTATTCCCGTTCCATCATTACCAACGCCCACTCTAAAAGGTCTTCACCGTCTAGAGGTTCGCCATCCCAAATTGACTGACCTTTTTCATATCGGTCTGCCATCTTCTGGACTTTTTCATCTCGTCCTGTTTCTTTGATTACCATAATTTTCTCCCTTATTACCTAATAAGATACCATAAATATCGGACATTGCAAGCACTAATCGTTAATCAAAATCACGAATTGCTCGATTATTCCTATCACTTCTTGTACGCTCTTTACGAGGCCTATTGTCATGGGCACCAGTACCAGTCTTATGTGGCTGATGGCCGATTGACACATTGATGCCTGAAGCCTTGATGACCACTTTGAATTCGCCTTTTTTCTTATTCTTCTTGCTCATAGTTCGGAAACCTCACACTTGCTTCTGCTGTGTACAACACCGACATACATGCCAGCCACAACATTGTTTCTCTGTCGGTCAACTCAATTAGATATTCTCGAGCCATTAAATTGCGAATCTCAATTAACCGCACAGGCCTCGCGCCGTCGAACTCGAATTCATTTTTCCCGACACCGACGACTATTTCATCACATTCTTGGCAAATTGACTCTGTCCGACGTAATGTGTCGATTAAGGTGACATCATTCCAAGAATCCAAATCCTGTAGCTTTTCCTTGAATCTCTTTGACAGGGATTGATAGGTTACGGATTCCACGTCACTTACTTGAGCCCAAGAGGACTCAAACCACTCGTTCAATTCTGCTTTTTGCTCTTCGTTCATTCTTCACTCCTGAGCCGCTTTGTTCTCGTGAGACGGGCGAACGAGAACAAAGCGCCTCGTTTTACCCAAACTAATCTCCGAAGCTCCCTGCCGGTGAAAGGATAAGGCCGACAGGGAGCTGGAGAAAACACGTTTATAGTCCGCCGACTAATACCGCACACGGGACTTGCACCCGTTCCGCAGGGTATGCAGCCTACGGGACACTATGCAACGGCACGACCACCTGTTCTCAAACGGACGCCTAGTTCTCAACCGAGAGGCCGTCCACAAGTCCTTTGTCACTTCCTCGCTTCTATTTCTTGCCGCCAGCGTACACGGCTTACCATTGCGTCAAAACGTTAAAACCGCAATAGGAAAGTTCAAAGCCACAAAGCCACATCGGGCAAGGGTCTGGATTTTATAAGTGTCTTACCACTTCGGTAAATTGGTGACTTGAAGGGGAATCAAACCCCTAACCGATTGCATGATGATGTTGACCTTTAGCTCGGTCAGTGTATCCGTGAATACCTTTGCTGCTGAGAGGTTCACTTCGTGTCGTCATATCATTGCTGGGCAATTAAATCCGTCCCAACAAAAAAACATCTTCATGGCTAATCAATCGGCACATCAGTCAAGCCATTGTATTAAAAGTGGTGTGCGGTAGCCACTCCGCATAAATCCTAAATTGTCCTACCAATCCTGTCACCCGAAGGTGCGACGAAGGCTTACACTGGACACCAGTACGGCTTACGCCGTTTGGGCTTTCTTACTTCGGCGACCTAGTGCTGACTTTAGCCGCTTGATAAAACCCCTCTTGGATTTCTCTGGTCGGTAGTACAGCATCATCATTCTGCCATCGTAGAATGTTTGAACCGTACCGTCGTCAGCTTCCACTGTGTAGAGGAACCGTGAACGGCGACCCTTGATATTACCATAAGCGATAGTTCGCTCACTTAATGGATGCTCGTCCAAGTCACGAACATCGGTAATTGTGCCAGCATATTGTTGTGCTGACTTAGTGTAGTCGGTGTACTGCATGTTGTTCTTTTCGCTGAACTCATGCTCGATTTCCTTCATGTAGTTAAATCGAACGTAATCACCAACTTGTAATTCTTTGCTTGTATTCATGTTTTCTCCTAAAAAAAGCAAACCCTATACATTGTTATCCGATTGGGTAGGGGATTTGTCAACCCCCTACCCGTCAGATTTTACTCGTCTTCCGAGCCTTCAACTTCCGACACTTTCTCCGCAAGCTCTTTGGCCTCTTTGGCCTTCTGCTTGTCATAGTGTTCAAGGTCGGCGTTCAACTCGTAAGCCAAAGCACGAGCCCTATCCAGCGGTAGCTGAACATTCAGCTTGTACTCTGAGCCGTCTGACTCGTAGCCGCTGAACTTGAGTTCGCAGGTGCCAGACCAAGTCGAGACATAAGTGTTTAGGTAGACTTCGTTGTTGCACTCTACCTGTAGTGCGTTGGTTTTCTGAATCTTCATCAGACTCTCCTGAAAAACTAAAAACTGAAATGTGTATACATTGTTATAAGGTTGGGGAGGTGGTTTGTCAACCCACTCGGTAAAAAAAATCTTTATGGGTGCGGATTTCACCTGCTGAATATCTCTCGGGCGACACGCCTTCGAGTTGCTCCTGCTTACCGGAGCCACCGCTCAAGTTGTCCATTGTCCTAGTTCACTTACTCCTTCGTCTTGAGCTGCTTTGTTGCCCTGAGACGGCGAAGGGCAACAAAGCACCTCGTATTACCTAATATAAACCCCTACCGCCATGGAATGATGGAGCGGCGGCAGGGGAGAGAGCGACGGGCGTTAACGTCACTCACTTTTTAGTGATTCGCACCACTTACTGAATATTTCACGAGCCTCTTTTTTGTCTAGGTCAAAATCGGCTTGTAGCATGGTCGGCGCCCACATCATATTGAGAGTGCCACCATCTCGTAACTCAGTTAGGTATTCAAAATATTCTTGCATCTCAATCCTCCTCTCGTTGAGTCCATTTTTCAAATACTGGCACAGTTGTCATTCGTTTATGACCAACTTTCACATACGGAAGCCCTTGGTTCTCCATCCAACGACATACAGTATGTGGGGTTACGTTGAAACGTTTTACGAGGTCGGGAACTGTCAACACTTCGTCTGTAAAAATTTTAACTTCTTCTTTATTCATCTCAATTCTCCTTTTGTAATTTTCTTAGTTGACTCGAAGTTAAACCCTTAAACTTTGATGTTGACGGGGTTTGTCTAATTCTTTTCTTTCCGCCCCTCGCGTAACTCAGGAGGAGGGATTCGAGGTGACCCCTCCCCATTTGCCGCCTAGAGAAAAAGTAATTGTTCTTTGCCATTTTAATTCTCCTTTTCTAACCACTCCCAACCTTCCGGCGGGGCTATTTCCCATAAATCAAATCTTTCGGCGACCACATTAGAAACGTCGTATAACTCGGCTTCGTGTTGGCTTCCCCACTCAGGGCAAGGGCAATTTGTCATGTACCCCATCACCACGCCGAACTCATCAGCGGGTTCTGTCTGGTAAAATTCCCAACCCTTCATCCAAAACCACTTATAAACTTCGTGGGTGTTTCCTCGGTGGTCTTTGACTTTCCTCGTCAATGGCTTAGTCTTCATCCTAATTCCTCCTAATTCGTGAACTCGTCAATCAAACCTAGTAAAACAGGAATAACAATTCCTACACACATCAAACATTCCCAAAACCATACTGGAGCCATTACACGCCTACCTTTCCGTTAACGTCAACTCTTACAATGTCGGACAGCCTAATGAGGGCATTCCAACAACTACCATCAGCATCATTATAAAATGAGTACTCAACCAATCCCGTCGACCCTAGCCATATATCACTAACGGAAACCTTTCGGCTAACCATAGACTTGGACGGTCTTTTATATGGGCTAGTCTGCCAGTGTACAATCGTGACTTTGTCCTGATTTTTAATTGCCGCTTTGAAATCTGCTAAATTCATATCTACCCTTTCCTTTATTGAACTATATTTATTATCGTCGGTTGGTGTGACACATTAGGTCACTCGGCTCAACATTCTTTATAAATTTTTGGGTTTTTTCTGTCTGCCAATCGAGCTTCTAATTCTCGCATATACTGCCAGTTTTCTTCGATAGCCTGCCAAGCCGCTTGGCTATCTTGGTCAATCAGCGTGCGATTGGTCTTGTAAAGCTCATCGAGCTTAGCGACGATATTGGCACAGATTCTCTCGTTGTCTTCTTTGGCTACTAGGTATCGAGTTGACATTTTGAAATTTTTCCTTAAAAAATCGGGGAAATTTGGAGCGGCCACAGTGGTCGTGGAGCTTGTCCTCCGTTGTTCCCCTTTGAGCTGCTTTGTTGCCCTGAGACTGCGAAGGGCAACAAAGCACCTCGTCTTACCTCACCCATGTCAATAGGTCTTATGCCTTTTTTCCTATTTTTAGAGGCTTTATTTTTTGGTGCGTTTGCTTCAACGTACCGGCTCGCAAGCAGCCCGTGAATATATTTGCGTGTCTCATTTTACTCGCGTTATGTTTTGCTATTGCTATTTTTCTATTGTTTAACATTTTTGCGATTCTTTCCTCTTTGCTCGTTTCTCTGCCGCGATAGCTTCGCGGCGTTTACGGTCTGCCTTTTCTTCGGCAGTTTCCGGCGCGACTGGTTTCCACGCCCAAGGGTCATAATTCAATCTGTGATAATTTCGTTTACTCATTTTCTAATTCCTCTAATTCGGTGTCGATTTTATCTAGTGCGACTTTATCATACTTTGGGAATTTGTCAACTATCTCAAGCCACTCAGCCCATTCCATGTAATAATCCATTATGTCCAGCTCTCCCATTTACAATTGCACTCGTTACAAACCACGGTAGTCTTTACGCTGTGAGTACCAACCTTAGTCGCTACAGTGTCATACTTGCGACGTGTTTCTTGTCGCTCTTTACGCACTAGGCCAACGCCGTTAGGGTTTGGCTCGTTGTAGATTATAGTGGCTTGGTACTCAGTACCACACTCGGCAAGGTGCTTTGTGTATTCTGCCGGTTGTTCTTTCCAACCGTTCATGATTCCTAGATTTTTCATTTTATTTCCTTTCGTTGATTTCTTATATTATTATTATCGTATAGGGGTGTGACACATCTGGTCACTCTGCCGACCCAATTAGCGGATAATATCGTTCTTTTCCGAACATTTTTCGCCATTCTTTTAGGACATAATCCCACTGTCCCTGACACTCAACAGTGCCCATAGATGAGCCGGTTGAACCGACCCAAGTCGTGATGGCGTACTTCCCTAGTCGATTGCACTTCACTAGGTAACGCATTCCAGTTGCGGTTTCTTTACTTCTTTTAATTTCGTATGCTACGTATGCCATAATCTCAAATTTTCCTAAAAAAAAACGTGTTTATTTTCCTGTTCTCTGCCGCCCTCAAGCCGCTTGCTTCACCTGAGACGGTGAAGGCGAAGCAAGCGCCTCGTCCTACCTGAAGCTTGGCGATGGGGATGCAGTGGCTCTTAACCCTAGCCTTATGGCTCCAGTTCCCAGTGGGATGCTAGTCCCACTCCCGCACGGCGTGGAAGTCCCACTCCCCGCCATAGAGATCGACGGGGTCGTCATAGTCATCCCAGTCATGACCCTGATCACAGGCGTTGTGATACGCCTGCTCATCGCGTGATACCTCACGCTGCTCGGCGATCTCGTTCACACGGGCGCAGTCGCGCAGTTCGGCGTTGAATAGTGAATCCGTCATAAATGTCCTCCTCAAGCCGCTTAGTTGTCGTGATACGGGCGAACGACAACTAAGCGCCTCGTCCTACCCGACCTATGTCAATAGGCATTCTAGGATTTTTCTAAGATTTCTCCGACTTTTTTTGGTCTTGTTCTTTGCGCCAACGCTTATAGATTTCGGCGTCATTTCGCATATCTTGACGCCTCTCGGCTACTGGATTGTAGCTATTGTATGGAACGTTCCATTGATTAGTTCTTTTAGTTTTCATAATTTCTCCTTAATGAGCTAGCTCAAGCGCTAACTCGTGAACTTCGCTGGCATACTCGGCCTGCACTTCTTCCAACTGTTTAACAGTTAGAGCCTTGCCATCAATTTCAGCGTAGAGAATGAAGGCGTCGGCCAAATCGGGATAATCCCGAGTGTCAATGCCATCAATTTCAATGGCTTCCAAATCTGAAAATTCAAATTTAATCATTTTGTTTTCTCCTAAAAAAACTCTTAACTTCTTAACTATAAGTATTATCGCCTATGGTCGTGACACGGTTGGTCACTCAAGGCAATAATTATTTTATTTTTTCCTAAATTCTTTACTACAAGCCAAGTATCCCGTATTCTCGTGATACTTCAAGAATACGTCCATTCTCTCATCTATGCCTTCCCAACCGTAACGGTTGGCTAATGCGTACATCCAATCCCAACATTGTTGGTTGGCTTGGCCATCATAGCCTAATGCCAATGATATGCGTTGCATTGTGTCCCTGATGTAGGTCGGTGATTCTGTATTTAGTAAACTCATAATTTTTCCTAAAAAATGTCGTTTTTTTTCTTATTGAGACCAGTCTCATTAAGCCCTCAAGCGGCACGCATCACCTGAGACGGGTGAAGGCGATGCTAAGCCGCCTGTCTTACCCGATGTCAACAGGTATTCTAGAATTTTTTAGAAATAAATAGAGATTTATTTTTCTGCTCGGCGTGGGCGTGGCTGACCCATCGCCCTCATGGCTCGCGGCGCTAGTCTAGCGCCGTCCCCCATTTGGCGTGGTACTTGGCTTGGCTTTCCATCAAGCTACGGTCAACCTTTGTACAGGTGATAACCTCACACCATTGCGAACGGTCTTCACGTCCACGATTGTACCAAGTTTCACCGTCGATAGTGGTAAGCTCTCGACGTTCTACTCTCGTACCAGTTTCACCCCAGCTAGGGTGAACGTATCTAATATCGAACCAATCAACATCTCTAAGCGGTGCATTGTGTTTTACTACTGACATTATACTTCTACTCCTTGACTATTAGCGAATTCTACTAGGTGTCGCTTCTGATTCCAAAGCGACTCCAAACCCCTTTCGGCTTTGGCCTTGTCTTCGTCGGTCTTAGCCGCCGCACTTCGGACAATCTTGTCTTCGATGCGTAGGTTAACTTTGAACAGTTCTAGTTTGACGTTTTGTTTTGTGATTGTCTTAACCATTTTGTTTTCTCCAAAAAGTTTATTAAGAGGGGCATCCAACTACGCAGCGACTTCGCTACGTAATTGGTCTTCGACTTCCCAACTCACAACGTCCTCACCGCCGAGGGTGATTTCGTCAAATGTGACACGGGTGTCGTTCACATAACGACCACCACCAGCACCGACTTGAATGTCGGTTTCAACTGTGGCGACATACTCCACAGTTTCAAGTTCGTTGGCGAGCCAAACACTAGCGACGCCGTTGACTGTTTTAGTTTCTGTAATCATTTGTTTTCTCCTAAAAAACGTTTAATTGTTATATGTATATTATTGTCTATGGTTGTGACACATTAGGTCACTGTGCCCGATTATTTTTTATTTTTTCCTAAATTCTTTACTCATAGCCAAGTATCCCGTATTTTCGTGGCACTTTAAGAATGCGTCCATTCTTTCGTCTATGCCTTCCCAACCGTAACGGTCGCTTAATGCATTAATCCACTCCCAACACTGACAATTGCTTTCGCCATCATAGCCTAGCGCCAATGAGATTCGGGTCATTGTGTCTTTAATGTATGTCGGTGATTCTGTGTTTAACTGTGACATTTTGTTTTCCTTTTAATAACGTTGTCTCTTATGCTTTCTATTATAATCATCGGCACGATAAAGTCAAGCACATTAGCAAAAAAACTTTATTTTGTGACATTCATTTGAGCCTATAAAAATAGGCATTTGAGAATGTTTTTAGTTTATTTTGTTTTTCTTTCGATTTTGTTTTTCTGCCCATGCCATAGAATAGACAAAGCCAATAAAGATAGTAGCGGCGATTATCATCATATCTTCAGGAGTGTGCATTGTGTTCTTCCTTATGTGTTGTTTAGTTGTTTAGTGAACTATTAAAACATAACACCTATATTCAGCCATGACGGATAATTCTAGAAAATAAAGAAAATAATTGTTGATAGTATACTATTGAGACTATGTCTCATCATGGCCACGGGTACTAATTTGTTTAAGTCGCATGGTAGTCTTTTTTTTCTTTTTTGGGCGGGTGGTTCATTCACAGTACAGCCCTTGCAAAGCAAAAGTATTAGCTAAACCTTACTGCTAAGGCCTATTACTTAGCCAATCCACCAACATCTTACTCAGAAACGGCCCGAAGAATATAATAAAAAGGATCACAACGATCCAAAAGAAATCAAACCAATCGACTACATCTGGCCGATGCACCTCGCCCCAACGATCTCTTACTTTGTTGTCCTCTGTTTTTGGAGGCTCATACGGGTTACGCATCTAGCGCCCGTCTATTCCCCGCCTTTTGCATTGCCATCTCAGGATGTATACCCTTTTTAAGCCGATTATAAAATGCGGCATATGATACTTCACATCTCTCGTCGTCCACCCACTCGGATATGTTCTTCTCCTCGCCGAATGCCTCTATCTTGACATTGGACTTCATATTATTCGCATTTTCTTTGGGAGTGAGCTCTCTGAGGTTATCTCGGGTATTATTAAGACGATCTTTGTCGATATGGTCAACAAACACATACGGATTGGTAGTTCCGAGAACCATCCTGTGCATAGACCTGTGGCTTCCTTTTATTTTACTAACCGCATACCCATTCTTGTTCATATGCCAGCTATGCGCACTGAGGTATGGATAATCTTCTGGACTAACTTTAGCAGCCTTACCAGCTCCTCTTATGCCACTTAAAGGTATTTCTACATACCTCTCTTCTTCTCTCTTAGACATTTTCCACTTCCCTTAGTCTTTTTTATGTTTTGCTTGTATCTTGACTTACGTACTTGGTCTATTGTGACCCTATCCTTCTCGCCGATGCTGTATCTTATCCTTGTAAGCTCGTCAGCCATCATGCTGTCTGAATAAATTCCAGACATCTTCTTAATGAAGTCGTGTTCGTTGTCACTTAGTTTCCGTACCATATTTTCTGCTCCAAGTGTATAATACATTAGCCATAGCGTTTTACACAACAATAAGGTAATACAATGAAGAAGATAGAAACTAGATTGACCGCCAAAGCGAGCCTTGATCTAGAGAGGCAGGTAGAAGAAGAATTAAATGTACCTGACCCTGAAGAAGAAAAGGCAGAAGCTTTATTCAAAGATGAAGATACCGAAGGGAATGACGGAGCAACAAGTTCTTGAGATAATCGAGAGAGTTGCCTCTAGATATGCCCACAAGTTCAGATTCGGCTACTATACTGCCGAAGACATCAAGCAAGAAGCTATAATCATCGGAATGGAAGCTTTGAATAGATATGACGAAGCTCGCCCATTAGAAAACTTTTTAGCCGTACATATAAAAAATAGGCTTAATAACTTTAAGCGCGATAAATATTACCGGCAAACCAAAAAAGAAAACGATGAACGCACACAAATGCTTAACAATAGCAAGAAGTTCCTAATGGAACCTCTTGATATTGATTATATTCGTGACGAAGAAGAAGATAACATGAAAGTCTTCTTTGACGAAGTTGATCTCATTACTGTAAATGAGATGCTTGAACTCATCGACGAAGAATTAGATATATCTCTACGTGCAGATTATCTAAGAATAAGAGATGATGTGTATGTACCCAAACAAAAGCGGGAAGAAATATTTGCCCGCATAAAAGATATTCTCAAAGAAGGAGGATATGACTATGAAGAAGGGTAGATTTTCTAAATCCGAGCAGGCATTTATAAAAGAAAACTTTGAAAAGCTCTCAGTACAACAAATAGCCACTGAGTTAGATAGAGATCCTGACAGTATAGGTTCTTATATTATAAAAACTCATGGTGCTATATCTGACAAAGACATATATGATCTCAAGAAGCGCCCGTTTTGGAGAGATCTAACACAACAATTCTCTGAAGAAGAGCTTGAGACTGTTATTTATCACTGGCAGAGAATTATCAGTCAATTCCGTGATGATGTTCTACCAACGGAAGAATTACAAGTTCTTGACGCCGTGAAGCTTGAAGTACTCATGAATCGCGCTCTCAAACAACAGCAGATAAATATGAACGATATCTCAATGTATGAGCAGATGATTACTGACGAAAAAGGAAAACCCATTGAAGATCAGGACAGAGACTACCTGTTTAACCTAGAAAGACAGATAGCAGTCGCTAGAGCCGCGTTTGACAGCCTGTCGCGCGATTACAGAGACTTACAAACCAAAAAGGGCTCAATGCTCAAGGATTTAAAAGCCACCAGAGAACAGCGTATAAAACGCCTAGAGGATTCCAAGCAAACGTTCATTGGATGGGTAAGAAACCTCATGTCTAATAGCGAGGTTCGGCAAGAACTCGGCATGAAGATGGAAAAAATGAGGATGGCTATGGCTAATGAAAAAGCTAGAATGTCAGAATACCATACATACGAAGACAATATGGTAGATCAACCTTTTTTAACACCGGATACTGTTAAGGACAACGATTAATGAAAACCGCTCTCATATATGGAGCCACAGGACAAGACGGTTCCTACTTATGTGAATTCCTATTAGAGAAAGACTATAAGGTTATAGCTGTCTCTCGTAGAACCTCATTTGATAACACAACCCGACTGAATCACTTACTATTGTACAACCAAAGCCTCATATTGGAGCGTGGTGATGTAACTGATTCCGGCAGCATCTATAGGCTTTTGAACAAGTATAAGCCCCAAGAAGTGTATAATCTTGCAGCACAGTCACAAGTTTGGACTTCCTTTGAGCAACCTCAGTTGACATGGGATGTAACGGCGAATGGCTGCATGAATATATTGGAAGTTATTAGGAACATGCCAGAAGCAGACAGGCCTAAGTTTTATCAGGCTTCTTCTTCTGAAATGTTTGGAGATTCATATAATGCATTCAACCGACAAGACGAGGAGACGAGGTTTAATCCGCAATCTCCATACGCTATTGCTAAGTTGTCTGCTCACCATTCAGTTGCCCTTTACCGCCAGTCTTATGGTTTATTTGCCTGTGGTGGCATTCTTTTTAACCATGAGTCAGAAAGAAGAGGCGAGCATTTCGTTTCTCGTAAAATAACAAGGTGGATTGGCGATTTTGTTTGGTGGTGTGAAAAACAAGGACTAGATCCAAGTCGCGCGCATTTTGATTTGGATTTTGAAGACGAAGACTATATCCATAGTAATCGTGAGGAGTTTCCTAAGTTAAAGCTGGGGAATCTCAAGGCAAAGCGGGATTGGGGACATGCGGAAGATTATGTACGGGCCATGTGGCTTATGCTACAGCATGAAGAACCAGATGATTTTGTTATCGCTACAGGCGCAACACATGAGATCACTGATTTTCTTGAAGAAGCATTTAGTTGCATTGGCTTGGATCAGTATCAGAAATTTATACGCATAGACTCGGATCTGTTTCGCCCTTCGGAGGTTCCTTATTTGCGAGGAAGTGCAAATAAGGCGAAGACGCAGCTTGGCTGGATGCCAAGCATTTCGTTTGAAGAACTAGTAAGCAGAATGGTCGAACATGACATCATACGAAGTCGTGGTGGATGTCTCCAAGGTAGTTCACCTAGCTAGGAGGCATGGGATACCATGCAAAAAATCTAAATTTAGATCTTTTGAAGTTCAGGCTAATGACCCTGATGAAGTTTGTTATCTAGTTATAACTAAACTATGGTTTGAATTGACTAAAGAAGCATTTGTGAGCGCGCCGGAAAAGGTGGTCGAAAACTTACGTTCTAATGACGACCTATACAATAAATTCATGCAGAGAGTGAAGGTGATAAAAATTAAAAAATCTTGATAAACAAGGCAGGACACATAAAAGGCTTACATATGAGAAACCAAAATGAAGAAAATACTTTTATTCGGTGTCCTAAATATCATCGCATTAAGCACATTTATTTATTATACCCATAAGAAAATTACAGTGATTGAGTCTAACCAAGACAAAATCGCCAAGCGTATAGAAGAGCAAATTGCTGAAGACATGAGATGGAGAACATATTCTTCTCAGTTCTTCCAAACTTTCTTTTCTTTTCAACAAGAGTTACTTAAACAAGTAATGCAAAGGAACACAGCCTCAGATGAAGAGGAACTATCAGGACCCCGTTTACAAACGGTGGAGACAAGAAATCTACCGGAGAGACCGGTTCAAATGCCAGATGCCGACAGCTAATGGTAAATGCGGGTCTACTAGACAAATACAGGCCCACCATATAAAGACTTGGGCAAATGCTAGTTATCTACGTTACGATGTAGATAACGGCATAACCCTTTGTCGTCATTGTCATGAAAGAGTGACAGGACATGAAAACCACTACGAACAAATATTTAGTGAGATTGTAAGAAATAAGAAATGAGCGGGTCTTATACCATCATACAAGACTCCAGAGAAAAGAACGGCTGGACCTTTGCTTCTTACGAGAAATGCAAAGAACTAAAAACAAGAACTTTATGTACAGGTGACTACACCGCTAGAGGTTTAGAAAAATATCTAGCGATAGAAAGAAAAGCTAGCACCGGAGAACTAAACTTAAATCTTGGCAAAAAAAGAAAAGCTTTTGAGGCTGAGATGAAGAGATTATCTAAGTTTAGATTTAAGTACATTATATGCGAGTTCTCAATTGAGGATTTAATGAAGTTTCCTGAGAATTCTGGCATACCTAAGAAACAGTGGCAGTTCACACGCATGAATGGAAAGTTCATGCTTAAGAAGTTATACGAATACCAAGATCTATACGATATCCCTACCATATTTTGTGGGGATAGACTTGCCGCAGAGGAAAGAGCGATAAGGATATTCGACGAAGTTTCGGAGATGCTATTACGTGGATCAAACTAAAAGAATTGAAGAAGTAATCGAAGAAGCTTGGTTGAACATCGACGTTGATGAGACAAAGCTAATCAATCCTTTTTCTATAGACGCAGATGTTCCGTTCGAGACAAAACTAACTTGGCTTATGTCTCAACCAGAGTATTTCTCTTTTGTAGCCAAGGAGCTCTTAAATATAGAGATACTTCCACTACAGGCATTAATGCTTGAGGAAATGTGGAATCGGAAGTTTCCTATGTTAATAGCCTCTCGTGGTTTTGGTAAATCTTTTATACTCTCTCTTTACTCAATACTTCGCGCATTGCTAATGCCGGGTAGAAGAATAGTTGTTGTTGGTGCTGCCTTTAGACAATCTAAAGTTCTCTTTGAATACATGAGTACGATGTGGAGGAATGCCGCTCTACTCAGAGACATAGTTGGAACGACAGGAGGCCCAAGAAGTCAGGTAGATATGTGTCGTCTTACAATAGGCGAAAGCACAATCACATGTTTGCCGCTTGGCGATGGTAGTAAAATTCGTGGTCAAAGAGCCAACGATATTATTGCCGACGAGTTTGCATCTATACCTCGTGACATATTTGAAAATGTTGTTGCTGGTTTTGCTGCTGTTAGCGCGTCTCCTGTAGAAAATGTAAAGCTAGAAGCCGCAAAGAAGAAAGCCATAGAGCTTGGTACTGAGTTTACTGTAGAAGAAAAGAAGACTACTAAGACAAACCAAATCATATTGTCCGGTACTGCCTTTTATGACTTTAATCATTTTGCCGATTACTGGAAAAGATATAAAAGCATAATTGAGAGTAAGGGCGAAGAAAAGAAACTTAGAGAAGTATTTAAGGGCGAAGTACCTTCTGATTTTAACTGGAAAGACTATAGTGTAATCAGAGTTCCTTTTGAATTGTTACCTCATGGATTTATGGACGCTGGGCAAGTGGCAAGGTCTAAGGCAACAGTTCACTCTGGTATTTACCAGATGGAATACGGAGCTTGCTTTACTACAGACAGTCAGGGATTTTTCAAAAGGTCTTTGATAGAAAGCTGTGTAGTATCTCCAAATAATGTCATAGATTTAAGAAGTGGTCAGGTCAACTTTCAGCCAATGATACGAGGCAATCCTCAAGCTAAGTATATATATGGTGTTGACCCAGCTTCCGAAGTTGACAACTTTAGCATTGTTGTTTTAGAGGTGCATGAAGACCACAGAAGAGTTGTGTATTGCTGGACAACAAACAGACAGCAGCACAAAGAAGAGCTAAAGGCAAAACTAGCAGACGAGGATGATTTCTATTCATACTGCGCTAGAAAAATTAGAGATCTTATGAGAACCTTCCCTTGTGAGCATATAGCCATGGATGCTCAGGGTGGAGGTATTGCTGTGATGGAAGCACTTCATGACAAAGACAAGATTAGAGAAAACGAAGTAGCTATCTGGCCGATTATCGAAGAAGGAAAAGAAAAAGACACAGATGGAAATCCCGGATCGCATATCCTAGAAATGTGCCAATTTGCAAAGTATGATTGGCTCGCAGAAGCTAATCATGGACTTAGGAAAGACTTTGAAGACAAAGCTTTACTATTCCCATATTTTGACGCGGCGACCATAGGCCTAGCAATCTCTGACGACAAACTAAGAGGAAGAAAATACGATACTCTAGAAGATTGCGTGATGGAAATAGAAGAGTTGAAGAATGAGCTTTCTATGATAGTAGTCACGCAGACAAACTCTGGTCGTGAAAGATGGGACACTCCTGAAGTGAAACTTCCGGGCGGTAGAAAAAATAGAATTCGTAAAGACCGTTATTCATCTTTAATAATGGCAAACATGGCCGCTAGGAGTAGACAAAGGGCTCCAGCTCCAGTAAATTATGAGACATATGGCGGATTTGCCAATACAGAAAGTAAGTCGGATTCGGGTCCTGAATATATGGGTCCTGCTTGGTTTACCGAAGGAATGAAAGATGTTTATTAATTTGGTGTATAATCAATTAGATTAATTTATACATCATTCAAATTGCAATCTGATTGGGGCCAAAATGCCAGAAGACAACATCCCAGAACAACAAAAAGCAAACGGCTTCGTTACTTGGACAGACGAGCAGGGTATGCAAGATGCCCTCGATCAGACCTATGACAATGTAGACCATTATGATGGTGTGCAAAAAGCAGTTGCTTATAGCGGTGTATCTGGTCGTCGTTCTTTTATTGATATTGAGCCAAACAGATCTGTAAGGGTTGGCTTTGACCGTAGTGATTACAACAGATTTCGCCCTACGGAAACTGTACCAAAAGAGCAGAAGAATGCAATTCGTATGTGCATGGCTGCTTATGACAAGGTTGGTATCATCAGAAATGTTGTTGACCTTATGTCTGACTTTGCTTGTCAGGGCATTTCTATTGTCCACCCAAATAAAAGAATAGAGAAGTTTTACAACAAATGGTTCTCAAAAATAAATGGTAAAGAAAGAGCTGAAAGATTTCTAAACCTTTTTTACAGAACCGGAAATGTAGTAGTAAAAAGAAGAACTGCTAAATTAAGCAAACAAGCAGAGCAAGACCTAATGAAATCTGCCGGACAGGTAGATACAAAAATCCGTAGAAGAAAAGTAAACCAAAGAGAGATACCTTGGGGATATGACTTCCTAAACCCTCTATCTATAGAAGTAGAAGGCGGACAGCTAGCTAGATTTGTAGGAGAGCCTCGTCTCGTATTGAAGATATCAAAATCAATTACGAAGATGACACAAAATCGAAGATACTCTACTAGCTTAGTTTCTCAGTTGCCGCCAGATATATTAAAGGCCATAAACAACGGTGACAACACAGTACCTTTAGATCCTGAAAAAGTCTCTGTCCATTATTATAAAAAGGATGACTGGTTGGTTTGGGCGAATCCAATGATTTACTCAATCCTAGATGATATCATCATGCTAGAAAAAATGAAGCTAGCTGATGTCGCTGCTCTAGATGGCGCTATATCTAATGTCCGGCTTTGGAGTCTTGGTGATATAGATAACAAAATCTTGCCTACAAAAAATGCGATCAATAAGCTAAGAAATATTTTAGCTAGTAATGTTGGCGGCGGTACTATGGATTTGGTATGGGGTCCTGAATTAAGTTTTACAGAGTCAAGCACTCAAGTATATAGATTCTTAGGAAAAGAAAAATACGAACCAGTCCTTACCAATATTTATGCTGGACTTGGTATACCTCCTACTCTTACTGGGCTCGCTAGTAATGGTGGAGGTTTCACTAATAACTTTATTAGTTTGAAAACTCTTGTAGAAAGATTAGAGTACGGAAGATCGGCTCTTATTAATTGGATGAATGAAGAGCTTGAAGTCATACGAAAAGCCATGGGCTTTAGACTCCCTCCGCAAATTCATTTTGACCAAATGATACTTTCTGATGAGTCGGCAGAGAAAAATCTGCTAATTCAACTCGCTGATAGAGACATTATTAGCGGCGAAACATTACTAGAAAGATTTGGAGAGATTCCGTCAATCGAAAAAATAAGAATAAGAAGAGAAGTAAAAGACAGAGATGGAGATTCACTTACTCCTCCCAAGGCAAGTCCGTACCACAACCCTCAACACAAAGAAGATGTGGCAAAGCTTTCTATTAATAAAGATATTCTTGACAACGAAGAATATTTAGAAAGCATCGGACTTCCGCCGAAGGACGAGGAAGTAGAGGTTGATACTGAGAAAGAAGGTCAGCCACAAGAGAAGCAACAGCAAGAGAAAGAGTTTGATCCTGTAGGAAGGCCTGAAGATGGTCGTCCTAAAAATGCTAAAGATAAGCAGAAAAGAAAACAGAAGATTGTTAATCCTCGTTCTGGGCCTCCAACATCTAGTAATGATAAAAGGTCTGACATAAATTCTGTGGACTATATATCTGTCAATGACTTAGTTTGGGCTTCGGAAGCTCAGAAGAAGATCTCTGAGATAATTAACCCAGCAGTCCTTGCATCATTAGACAAAAAGAACTTAAGAAGTCTTACAAAGAAAGAAGTCAAAGACTTAGAGAACTTGAAGTTCAATGTTCTTTGCGCGATGGATAGCGGACAAGATGTTACCGCAGAGACCGTCAATCATGCACTTAAGTTTTCAAAACCAGACATGAATAGTTATAATTCAACCTTAGCTTCTTTAGTGGATGGCTTTGTCGAATCCAATTCTAGACAACCAACCATTGATGAATTTAGGAGCATTAGAGTTTCTGCATACGTGGCTACTAAAAACTAAACCCTCATTTTAAGCACGATTAAAAAAAAGAAGTGTATACTAAAATGAGGTGATACGATGAATATACCTATTTATAAAGATGAAATTGAAGCAGGGATCGCCGAGCAAGTAAAAGCCTCCGCTAGCATAGCTTTTCTTTCCCAGCTTAATGGCATTGAGCCAAACCAAATAGACCTTGATAATGCTAAGAAAATTGTCAAGGCTAGCGAGTTATTCGCACAGGCTGAAAGTAATCAAGATCAGATTGATCTTTATTATATTAATTCAGTCCTCGTTTCTACAGGTTGGAATAGAAACGACGACGTCTTTGAAAAAGAACAAACTTGGGCAGCTAGAAATACACCTGAAGACAAGCCCTTCAATCTTATGCACAATGAAAAAGAAATCATTGGGCACATTACTGGAAGCACCGTAATCGACAAGCAAGGCAAAGACCTTACTTTAGAAGAGATGTATCCAGAAGAGGACTTTGATATCGTAACAAGTGCTGTTATCTATAAAAGCTGGACAGATCCAGAAACTAGAGAACGCATTAACGAAATCATTTCTGAGATCGAGGCAGGAGAATGGTTTGTTTCCATGGAATGCTTGTTTAATGACTTTGATTATGCCGTGTCTCGTGAAGACGATCCCGGCTTCAACAAAGTTATTGCAAGAGATGAAGAATCCGCTTTTTTAACTAAACATCTTAGAGCGTATGGAGGAACTGGAGAATATAAAGGACACAAATTAGGAAGAATGTTAAGGAATATTTCTTTTTCTGGAAAGGGTCTTGTAAGAAAGCCTGCTAACCCTCGCAGTGTTATTCTAAATACAAAACCTTTTCTATCCACTGAAAAAGTTCAAGCTACTGTATATTTTACGGAGACTAATAATATGTCTGAAAATGTATTTGAAGCTCAGATCGAGGAGCTTAAGTCACAGCTATCTGAGGCTAAAGCTAATGAAGCTGCTCTAAGAGATGAGGTTTCTAAACAGAAAGACGAAGAAATTCGTGCTAAAGTAGAAGCTTTTGAAGCAACTATTGCCGAAAAAGAAGAAGCAATTACTGAAGCCGAAGCTAAGGTTCAAGAAACTGAAGCTAAGGTGCAAGAGTTGGAAACAACTTTAGCGGAAACCCAAGAGAAGCTCGACGAAGCTGTTGCCGCTGTGGAAGCACAGAAAGCAGAAGCTAAGTTAGCTGCTCGCAAAGCCGCTCTTATTGAAGTCGGTGTATCTGAAGAAGAAGTCGAAGAAACTTTGGCTACTTTTGCAGAAGCATCAGATGAAATGTTTGAGCAAATCCTAGCTTTCCGATCCGAAGCTAAACCTGCTCCACCAACAATGCCTAAAGGCAAGGTTGACGAGAAGGAAGAAGAAGACGAGATGAAAGCTAAGTCCAAGCCAGAAGAAAAGGCTAAATCAAAGCCTGTTAAAGCTGGTGAAGACGAAGAAGAAGTTGCTGAAGAAGAAGTAGATGAAGCTGAAGCCGGTGAAGAAGTCCTTGAAGACTTCGAGGAAGAAGCAGAAGCTACTCTTGCAGATGCTGGTGATGATGTCGTTGAAGAAATGAAATCTGTCGCTAGTGAATGGTTAGAAGAAAATGTTCTTCGCTCAACTTCCAACATTAAGTAATTGTTTCCAATAACTAAGGAGTAATTGAAATGGCTTTAAAAGCTGATAGAAATGAACTCGATGTAGATATCTCCTTCTTCTATGACGAAGGTACAGCTACTCGTGGTGGTATCGTAATCCTCGATACTGTTGGTTCTGGAGCTGCTATGGACCAGTCGCAAGCTAAAGTTAAATATGCTTTGGCGACGGTTAATAGCGTCCCAGTTGGTGTTCTTCTGAATGATGTTGTTAACATTGACCTTACTCGTCAACATATTAACTGGCACAAAGATGAAGTTCAAAAGGGTAACAAAGTTGCAATTCTTAAGAAGGGCACGATTGTTACTAATATGATTTCGACTGAGTTGTATGGTACTACACCTACCGCAGGTCAAGTGGCTTATGTAAGCTCAGGTAATGCTGGATACTTCAGCAACATTGCTACCCACGATGCCGGTGATGATGAAGCACTAGCTGTTGGTCGATTTATGTCAACGGTAGATGAAGACGGTTATGCAAAAATCGAAATCAATCTGCCTAACCACGGTTAATTTTAGATTCCTATAAGGAGATAACTATAATGAGTATGACTCGCCCTGATGATAAGTTTATCGACCTTGTGAAACGCTCTGGTAGCGTTGACAGAGTCGAAGCGTTGGATGCGCAGCGCGAATTAGCCGTCGCCTTGGAGCAGCCGCTCCGAAAAGGTGTTTTGGTTGGTGACGTTCTCGGCGGTATCTTTGAAAAGATGCCAATGGAACCCGGTGCTGCTGCTGAATTTCCACTAGATTTGCTTTCTCCCGGTACTGAGAGTGAGCATGTTGCCTACACTAATCCCGGCCACGGAAGAATTCCTGAACGTGCTGTCGAAGGTGATTACGTCATGGTTCCAACCTACACGGTTGCTTCCTCGATTGATTACCTACTTCGCTACGCTCGCGAAGCCCGTTGGGATGTTGTAGGTCGCGCAATGCAAGTTCTGGAAGCTGGTTTCACTAAGAAAATGAACGACGACGGATGGCACACATTGTTGGCCGCTGGCGTAGATAGAAATATCTTGGTTTATGATGGTGATGCAGCTAACGGACAGTTTACAAAGAGACTTATCTCTCTGTTGAAAACTGTTATGCGTCGCAATGCTGGTGGTAACACTGGTTCTATTAGTCGTGGTGCCATGACTGATTTGTACTGTAGCCCTGAAGCTATTGAAGATATCCGTAACTGGGGTATCGACCAAGTTGACGAAGTAACTCGTCGCGAGATTTACAATTCTAGCGATGATGGTGCTCCTCTTACTCGTGTATTTGGTGTAAACCTGCACGATATTGATGAGCTTGGCGAAGGCCAAGAATACCAGTTGTTCTACAGCAACCAACTTGGTGGTAGTCTCAACGGTTCTGACCCTGAGTTGGTAGTAGGTTTGGACCTTTCCGCAAATGATAGCTTTATTATGCCTATCAAGCAGGAAGTTCAAGTTTACGAAGATGCCTCTCTGCATCGTCAGCAACGCGCTGGCTTCTACGGTTGGGCTGAGATTGGATTCGCTGTTCTTGATAACAGACGAGTTCTTCTTGGTTCCTTCTAAGTTAGAAGTAACGTTTATAAAAGCCGCCTGCGATTCATTTCGTGGGCGGTTTTTTTTGTATGGTGTATAATAAGATAGAATATTCTGTCTAAAAGACTTCTATATATAGAGGAGCAAAAATATGTCGGCAATGTCAAATTACCTTGAAGGTAAGTTGCTAGATCATCTTTTTAGAGATGATACATACTCAAAACCATCGAACATTTATGTTGGGCTAGTAAAATACTATGTGGCCGGAACCTTAGAGGCTGGCACCCTGACTCAAGAACTCTCTGGTGGTAGTTATGCTAGAGTAGCTCATGGCCCAGACAATGATAATTGGGAAACTGTTGGAGCTGCTGGTGCTACTCAAAATATGGGTAGTATATCTTTCCCTACTGCTAGCAGTGACTGGGGAATGGTTTCTGGTGTGATTGTTACAGACGCTGCTAGTGCCGGAAATGTATTACTGCACGGAGCTCTCACGACTCCAAGAGACGTTAGAAATGGCGATCAATTTATTTTTGCTAGTGGCGACTTAGATATTACATTTGCATAGTCTCCACGATTCCAATAATGGGGATGTAAAATGGCACTTGTAATAGCCGACAGAGTAAAAGAGACCACGACCACTACAGGCACTGGCAATCTTAATCTTGCTGGTGCTGCTAGTGGTTTTCAGTCGTTTGTTTCTGGTATTGGTGATACCAATACTGTATATTATGCCTTGATAGATGCTAATGGTGCGTGGGAAGTTGGTCTTGGGACTGTTTCTGATGGTGACCCAGACACTCTATCCAGACCTGATAACGCTAGTGTCATTGCTAGTAGCAATAGCAATAATAGAATTAACCTCTCTTCAGGCACGCATACAGTTTTTGCAACTTACCCTGCTGGAAAAGCTGTATACCTAGATGCTAGTGGAAATCTTTCTTATACTGTCGATATTAGCTCTGATACCAATCTTGCTGCTGGTACTGGTATAACTCTCACAGGAGACACTCTTTCTACCAACGACAGCGAAATTGATCATGATAGTCTTAGTGGTTTTGTAGCTAATGAGCATATTGATTGGACGACTGATCAAGGCTCTACAAATATTCACTCAGGTAACTATACAGACACCAATACAATGGGTAGCGGTTTTGTATTAGAGGATGGCGATGGTACTGAAGTAACAATAACTGAAAACAAAGAAGTTAAATTTGTTGAAGGTGCTGGTATAGATATTGATTGGACTGATACCAGCGATGGTTCAGACGCTGATCCTTATGATTTAACTTTTACTGTAACAGGACTTACTACAACTGAAATTGCTGCGGCGACCCTTGTTACAGAAGCAGACGACATAGCAGATAATGATAACGATACAACAATTCCAACTTCTGCTGCGGTAAAAGACTACGCTGATCATTCAGAAAGTATTCTTAAATGTATAAACGCTAGTGGCTCAACTCTCAATGCGGGCGAATGTGTTTATCTTTCTGGCCACAGCGGAACGCAAATACAGGTAGATTTAGCAGATAATAGTGACTCGGCTAAGATGCCAGCTATAGGTATAGTTAAGACTTCCGCTGCAAATAATGCGGCAGTAGATATTGTCACGCATGGAAAACTTTTGGATCTTGATACATCTACACCCGCATACTCTGTCGGAGATGAACTATATGTTAATTCCACTGGAGGTCTTACAACTACATTTCCCGCAGGAGAATCCGGCTTAATACAAAAGATAGCAAAGGTTGTAAGAGTTCACGCTAGTAGTGGTGAAATATACATTATGGGTGCAGGAAGAACTAATGCTGTACCTAACTTGAATTCAGCTAAAATATTCTTAGGAAACTCTAGCAATAAGGCGGTAGCAGCTGCTATAAGCGGCGATATTTCTATTAGCAATACTGGTGCTGTAACTATATCTAATGATACTATAGGAATAGCTCAGCTAGATTCGATGGGGAGAGGTAAGCTATTTGTTGGAGATGCTAGCGGCGATCCTTCGTTATTAGCCGTGGGAAGTGCTAATACTGTTTTACAATCTGACGGATCAGATGCTACTTGGGGATCAGTTTCTAACGCTATGTTAGCAAACTCCGCTATCACTGTAGCTGCGGGCTCAGACAGTACTGCTATATCGCTTGGCGAAACCATAACGTTTGCGGGTACTACTAATGAAGTTGAAGTAAGTGAATCTTCGGGGACAGTCACTATTGGTCTTCCAAATAACGTGACTATTGCTGGAAATCTCACTGTTAATGGTACTACAACAACTGTTAACTCAACCACACTTAGTGTTGCAGACCCATTAATTATATTAGCCAATGGAAATGACACAACCGATAGTGTTGATATCGGTTTCTATGGTCTCTACGACACTTCTGGCAGTCAAGATCTTTATGCAGGACTATTTAGAGATGCCAACGACTCTGGTAAGTTTAAGCTCTTTAAAGATTTACAAGCCGCGCCAACGACAACTGTCAACACTTCAGGAGCAGGTTACGCCGTAGCTACTCTTGTTGCTAATATAGAAGGGGATGTTACTGGAGACCTGACAGGAAATGCTGACACCGTAACAACCAACGCGAACCTAACAGGCCATGTAACCTCCACGGGAAACGCTACCGTTTTAGGATCTTTTACTGTTGCTCAGCTTAGTACAGCTTTATCTGACGCAAGTATATCTGGCAACAATAACGGAGACGTGACCTTAGCTGGCTCTCTTGACTACATAACCATATCAGGCCAAGAGATAACGAGAAACGCAATAGACTTAACGGCAGATGTTACGGGCACACTGCCTGTGGGCAATGGTGGTACTGGACTAACGTCTATAGCAACCTTGTTAAATTCAAATGTTACCCCCACAAGCCTTGGCCTTGTGATCGGAACTGACGTTCAAGCTTATGATGCCGACATTGCTGCGATTGCTGCACTAAGTAGTGCAGATGGTAATTTCATTGTAGGAAGTGCTAGTGGCTGGGTGGCAGAAAGTGGAGCTACCGCAAGAGCTTCTCTTGGCCTTGGATCTATCGCCACCTTAAGTAGCATTGATATTAGTGCCAATACAAACTTAGCGGGAGGTACTGGAATAACCCTTACGGGTGATACCCTTTCTACAACTGACAGTGAAATTGTTCACGATAATCTTAGCGGTTTTGAGCCCAATGAGCATATTGACCACTCTAGCGTTAGTATTACTGCTGGCAATGGATTAACTGGTGGTGGTACGATTGCGTCCACTAGAACGATTAATGTTGTTGGTGGTGACGGGATTACTGCTAATGCTGATGAAATTGAAGTAAGCGTTGATGGTAGTACGATTGAACTATCAGCTACTGACGGTTCAGGATCTGTTCGTGTTAAAGATGGTGGTGTTACTAATGCCAAACTAGCAAACTCTTCTATAACAGTTTCTGATAGCGAAAGTACACCCAATACAACTGCTATAGCTTTAGGTGGCACTTTAACATTCGCAGGCACAGCCAATGAAACAACAGTAATAGAAAGTGGAGGAACAATTACTATTGGATTGCCTAGTAGTATCACTGCGGATCTGACTGGTGATGTAACTGGAAATGCTGATACAGTTACGGTAACTGACTCGACTTCTAATACAGATTTTCCTGTTGTATTTCATGATGAAAGTAACGCTCTTCTCGATGACACTGGAGCTTTTGAATACAATCCTAGCACAGGAACAATAACTCTTACTGGTGCAGTCATTGATTTTAATGGCAGTACAGGAAACAACAAGCTTGAATTAACAGACAACCTTGCTAGTGCACTAGATATCACAGAAAGTTCCAACTCTTATATTAAATTTAATACGCAAGACAAGACTGATGAGGTAACATATAGTAAGGAGGCGGTTGAAATATCAAAGCCTCTTAAATGCACACAAGCGATTCATTCTTCGATCTCTAAAGCTAATGCTGTATCAACTGGACAGACTTTGAAAGGCGGAGGAACGGGAAACGTCGTAACATTAGACCTTGCATCCGCTGGTTTCTTTAGGGTTCAGTTAGACAATAACGTAGATGAAATTTGGTTTAAAAATCAGGCTGAAGGACAAAAAGTAATAATCAGATTTGAACAAGATGGTACTGGCAGTAGGACAGTAGACTTCTCTGCTTTTTATGCTTATGATGGAACTGCCGTTGTTGTCAACTTTGCGGGAGGTACTGCTCCAACTTTGACAACCACAGCCAGCAAAGCAGATATTATAGGATTCTTGAACTTTGGTATTCCCGCTGGCAGTGTGCATTATTATAATGCTGTAGTTGTAGGACAAGATTTTAGTTAGTAAGGATTCATTTTATGGCTACTACAACAGTCAGCATAGGATCAAACCAAAGTATAGATACAGAAACTCCCGCCACTACTTCAGGCAGTGGACCTTCTTATACTGTCACCTTTGAAACAACTCCAACAGGTATCCATGTTGGCGATATTGGTTTTATGGATACTGAAGACGCTGGTGGTGGAAATGCATCTGACTATACGTTTTTGGTCACTGCCATCAGCGGAGATGATATAACTTTAAAATATTTGACAGACACTGGTTCAAAAGGTGACGCTTCTCCAGTAGGACTATACGACGGAACTGGCACTAGCGGCGCCCCAAATCAAGCAGAGATGGTCTTCAAAAGAGCCTTTTCGACAATCACTCTGTTTGAAGCTATGGTAGATGATGCTAGTCCAGACTATTGGGGAACTACTGATGATGTTGTTGGCGAGCTTCATGCAGATTCTAATTTTACGGATGCGACTGTTAACTTTGACAACAAGCAAAGTTTGTCTTCTGTAACTCTTTCTGTCTATGAAGACGACAGACACGATGGCACGGCGGAGAGTGGAGCTTTATGGAAGCCAACAGCCAATTCTGGTCATAACCAAGGCATTCTTAGAATTAATATAGACAATATGACCGCTGAGTGGTTGGATATCAGCATGGATAGTCTAGATTCTAGAAACACAAACAAAACAATAGTTCTTGTAGGAACCAACGATGACAATATCATAAGAAACAATCTTTTACATGACAAAGGTGGAAATCCCGGAAGCACTGGCCCTAATGTCATTCATGTAATAGCAGCCGGATCTACTAGTGACGTAATTTATATTCAAAACAATATTATATACAACATAGTTGAAACAAGTGGCGATCACTCGGTAGGCATTAATACTAATCAGTGGTCTGGCACCACTCATATTTATAATAATACAGTTTACAACATTGATTCTCAGGGTTCTACAAAAAATGCATATGGCATAATTTATGGTAGCAATGCAAATAACACAACAAACGTAAAAAACAATCTTGTAGCGAAGATGGTAGCAGATGGAGGAGCATCTAACGAGAGAGCTTTTCAAAAATCTAATGCCTCAAGCACTGAAAATGCAAGCAATAATCTTTCAGACGACACGACAACAGACGCTACTTACAAAGCTCCCGGAACTGATTCACTTCAAGACAAGACTTCAGCCGAAATAGATTTTGTTTCAACAACTGCTGGTTCGGAAGATTTACATCTTGACGTTGATTCTGTTTGCATTGGCGCCGGAGTTAACCTTGGTACAACAAATGGAGTTAACATAGATATAGATGGCGAAACGATGTCTGGCGATTGGAGTATAGGTGCTGACTGGGTGAGCGCCGGAGGATCAGAGTCATTTTTGGCCTTCATTGATTAGGTGAAATAATGGAAATTATTATAAAAGTAAATGACGGACCTTCTCCAAGTTCATATAAGGATGGCGACATAGTTCAGGCTTTTACTTTGGATGAGATATATTATCACCATGCTCAGCAGAAGTGTAACGTCCGCAACTTTGGGTTAGATGAGGTTACTGGTAATAGATCGCCAGAACAATTGCTAATAAAGTTTTTGGAAAAAACTAAGACATATAAGTTTGAAAGGCTAAATTCAAACGAAGTAAAAAGAACAAATCTGATTACAAACGAAGTAAGCATACTCAACAAGACGCCAAATGCAGATGGCGAGAGAATTGATGTACATGCGTATTTGGTTAGAAGACTAAAAAAAGCAAGTCATCTGATATTTGGAAAATCAGGCAGAGAATATTGGTATGGCAAAGAAAAAAACAATATAGATATTAGCGCGGTTTGGAATGACATAGAAACTCACACAAATTTTTTGCAATCAGATCATGCAAACTTTCCTTTTTCAGACGTTGAAAAAAGGCATTTCATTGCCATAAATACTTCGGGACGAAGCTATGTCGGCGATTCATTTACTAGAGTCGAGCTGTCTGGAGATACTGCTCACGCTCGGCAAGAAATTGCTTTTGCAGATCCTCCTGAAGAAATACCAGAAGATTACGATCCAGTTGTTTTAGCAAGAAGGAAATGGTTTGTTCCTTATTGGGATCTTACAACTGAGCTTGGCAGTCCTGTAGACGACCTTAGAAATGTGAACCATATGTGCGATTGCAGAAAGCCAATGGACGAAAGAGAGCACATTGACATCTTAACTTATGATAAGATCGCCACAGGAGTTATATAGATGGAAAGATGCGAATGCGCATCTGCTGGTTTCTGTGATTTTTATAAACAAGAGATGACTTATGATCCACCAAACTGGCAGTGGTGTAGAGATGCCTCCTCGGAGGACAGGATAAAATACAAAATCTCATGTGAAAAGAAGCAAGTAAGGGAAGCGAGAGAGAAACACTCTTTCTTGGAAGCGGACTATATAACGAACTCACAACTCATAAAAGATTGTAAAGATCTTTTACTCCCTAAGATTGCCAAGCTTAACTTGAAGGGAGTTATCGGCATTCCAAGATCTGGGATGTTTCCAGCAAGCATGATTGCGATGTGGCTCAATCTGCCAATGTATTATCTAGATACTCTTGGGTCTCCTCAACCTCTTTCCGCAGCTAGTCGTTTTGGCGGAATAAGAATGTTAAAATATAAAGGTAGCAATGGAAGTTTTTTAGTTGTAGATGACACCATTTACAACGGCAAAGCAATGAAAAATTTCATGCCCCGCATATTAGAGGATATATATACTTGTTCCGTCTACGTCAGGCCAGAATCTGAATTCAAACCAGATTTTTATGCCAGAGAGCTAAAGGCACCTCATTTATTAGAATGGAACCTTTTTAACTGTACTTACATAGAGCATGCACTACTAGACTTTGATGGAATACTTTGCCCTAATGTTCCACAAGAGGTCTGCAAAGATGAAGATAAATATATAGACTATATTTCTACTGTAGAGCCTTTTTACCACAGAATTCCCAAGACTAAATGTGTAGGGATAGTTACAGCTCGTTTAGAAAAGTACAGAGCTATAACAGAAGCGTGGCTGAAGAGGTATGGAATTAATTATGGTTTTTTGGAAATGTATCCTACAGAAAAGAAAGACATAAGAGACAAAAATCACATCGAAGAATCTTCTACGTTCAAAGCTAAAATATTCAAACGGTCACATGCCAAGTTTTTTATAGAAAGCGAGATCGCAGAAGCCACTAGAATAAAAGAAAAAAGTGGAAAGTTTGTGGTGTGTCCAAGCTGATATGTTTTGCAATTATCCATTCCATATGCTGCATGTTCTTGAAGATGCCTACATGACTTGCTGTTATGGCTGGTTTGACCAGCCTGAAGAGTTTGTAGTTAGGGGAACTCACGATAATCTTTGGGATGTCTGGAACCATGAAAAGTTTAAGAAGCTGCGAAAGATATGGCTAAAGGGTGATTTTGAGGGAGCGCATCCAAAAGAATGTTCGCCATGTGGCAAACGAGTAGAAGCTGGTTTACAAGATGAAATCTTAGAACACTATGATGCTTCTATGTCTAGAGGCCCTAAAATAATTGGATTTTCAAATGATCTTACATGCAATTTACATTGTTGGACATGCAGAGCCAAGCCGATAATAGAAAAGAAACAAAAGAGAGTTTGGAGGCAAACTAATAATGTTCTTAACACTTGGAAAAAAGATATAAGATTTATAGAGTGCATAGGGTCTGGAGATCCTTTTGCCAGTCCTGCTTGGTTTGACATTTTGCAGAACATTGATCTTTCAAATTATCATCAAGACTTTAGAATAGGAATATTTACAAACGGACTTTTGCTTCCAACCCACTGGGAAAAGATATCAAATATACACTCTTCTATACCAAGAATTAGAATGAGTATTGATGCTGTTAGCAAGGACATATATGAGAGAACTAGACTTGGTGGAAAGTGGGAAGATTTAAATAAGGCATTGGATTTTGTTTCTGAAATGGATCAAACGCTGACATTAAATATGGTAGTCACTGCTGATAATTTTACAGATATACCTTTAGTCATCAAGAAGGCTATAGAAATACCAAACTGTAACTTATTGAATATAACTACCATGAGATATTGGCCTCAAATGAGAGGGGGTTATGAAAGGTTTTACGAAATGGATTTAAGCCGAGAAGACCATCCCAAACGGAGTGAGTTTATAAAAGTCCTGAACGATAATAAAGATCTCCTTAATAATTCGATAGTCTTATCAGAAAGGCTAATGCCCGAGCATCAAGAAGAGCTAGTAAGGAAACCTTCTTTAAAAGGAAAATCATGAAAATTAAAGAATACGAAACAACTCAAGAGATGTACCTTGATGTGCCAAAAGGAGGAGTGGGTGTGGAGATAGGTGTATGCAAAGGCATGAATGCAATAAATCTTTGGCATATAACCAGACCTTCCAAAATGTATTTATGTGATATTTGGAAAGAGAGACATCCAAATATGTGTTTAATAGAAGATACAAGCTTATGGGAAGACGACCATGAAGATCTAGTGAAAAAGTTTTTTCCGCAAGAGGTACAAAGAGGCACGGTGGAAACACATAGAGAGTGGGGAGGAAACTTTCTACACACTCTACAGGATAACGATCTAGACTGGGTTTATATAGATGCGTGTCACGATTACAAGCCGGTCAGTATAGAGTTAGAGGCTTCTTTGCTTAAGGTAAAGCCCGGTGGATTGATTATGGGTCATGATTATGCACCAAATGCGCAGGTCTGGAAGGCCGGAGTTGTCAGGGCGGTAAATGAGAAGATACAAGAAGGAAAGATTAGGATGATAGGTATTACCATAGAACGGTGGCCTAGTTTCATGTGTGAGGTATTATGATTTATTTACCTAAAAGAGCAGTGTTCATACATATACCAAGAACAGGCGGGCACTCTATAAAAAATGCCATAGCGAAGTCTTGCATTGGGCAGAACATACCAATAGTTGTGAGTACAATCCCAACTTTCATAAAGCAATTTGAGCGTGTGCAGATACATCAAACTGCCTCTACTCTAAGAGGTTACATACGCGAATGGAATGATATATATAGGTTTGCGGTTCATAGACCAATGCAAGAGAGAATGCAAAGTATATTCAAATGGGTAGAGCATTTGAAAAAAGAAGGATTTCACGAGCAAGAATATGTTTCCGATGAAATAAAAGAATTTGTAGGCAGAGATGATTACAAAGAATGGATAACGGAAAACTGGAAAAGTCACACTACGCAGTTTTTCACTGAGGGCGTCTATGGAGAAGATCTTGGTGTTGAAGTCTATAACTTTGAGGACCTGCCTCAAAGATGGGATGAGATATGTGACAAATGCAGCATACCAAGATGTGAGCTACCCCATCTAAACACAGCTTAATCTTTTTATATTGTATAAAAAAAAGTGTATATTCTTATGTGAGGGTTGTTTTTTTAGAGTTTTAGCAGATAGGAGCTAATTATGCTTGGTTTTAATGCAATTAGTGGAAATCCTATCTCCTCAATACCAAGAGTTGGCGTTACGATAGAAGGATCGTCTTCTGTTTCTTCGTCTGGATCTATTGCATCTAGTCCATTTTTAATATTCAACGTAGAACATTCGCAGTCTTGTTCTTCTAGCACTTCTGCATCTGCTGTGTTGAATTTCTTTGCTACGTTTGAGGCTTCTTCAAACGCTACAGTTCAGTCTGTAGCTGAGATGAAACTAGCAGGATTTATTTCTGCTTCATCTTCTGGATCTGTTTCCCCAACACCAAGTTTAGACATATCTGGAAAGTCTTCTAATAGTTCTTCAGGCTCTGTAGCTGCGATTGGCACTAGGGTATTGTTTGGACTAGCTTCCAAGTCTGCCTCTGGGTCAGTAGCCGCAAGTCCATTTTTGAACATTGTTTCTTCCAGTTCTTTTTCTGCTTCTGCAAGCACTTCAATTACTGGTTTTTTGAACTTATCGGCTAGCTCTTCAAGTTCGTCCAGCGCCTCTATGACCTCAACCCCTTTCTTGATATTGGGTGCGAAGGCTAGTAACTCTTCATCTGCCTCTTTGTCACCGATTCCGAAACTAAACATATCTGGAATAGGTTCGTTTTCTTCTTCGGCTAGTACCTCTGGAATTGGAACGACTCTCGTTAAAGGGTCTTCAAATCCTACAACTTCGGCAAATATATCATCTATCGGTGTATTATATAATGGAGGCTTTTCATCAATAGTAGGGAATATTTACTTACAACCTAGATTGACCAATCCTTTGGACAATCCAGATATTGTTAATTTTACACTATTTTTGAATAAAGAAGAGTCCTTCACAAGTTACATTTCAAAGACTAAGAGTATGGACGGGCTTATCGACAAGTCATTGGCTATTAGTAGTTATATAGACAAACAATCTGGTGTTGATTCGTATATAGATAAACAAGTAGAAAAAACACTAACGAGAGAGAGATAATGGCAGCTAACGAAATACATGAAAATGATGTCGGCACTAAGTTTAAGCTGACAGTAAAAGATGGCAGTAGTGCTGTTGATATATCTAGCGCCGTAGCGGCTGGCACTAAACAGGTGATTATCAAAAAACCATCTGGTGACAAGTTAGAGAAGAACGCATCTTTTACAACCGATGGCACTGATGGAGTTATGGAATACACAACAGTAGCAAATGACATAGATGAGTCTGGCACATATAAGCTACAAGGCAAGGTTGAGATTACAGACGGTACTTTTTTTACGGACGTTCACACATTCAAAGTTTACAGAAACATATAAGGAGTACTAGATGAGCTGGCAAAATGAAATGACGATCATAGTTCGTCACCTAATCAATGATCTAGATTCTAGTTCTTATACTTTTACTGATAGTAGAGTAGAAGAAAGTATACTTGTTTCTGCCCAATTAGTGTTGCACGAAGTAGACTTTGAAAGTTCTTATACTGTAGATGTTGACTCTTTGACGCTTACTCCAGATCCTACAGCTAATTCAGGAAGCGACGGTAAGGACGATGGGTTTATAAGCCTAGTGTCTTTGAAGACTGGATGCTTGTTACTTGGTAGCGAAATGAAAACAAATGCGCTAAGTGCAATATCTCTCAAGGATGGGCCTTCGGCAATCGACACCAGAGGTATCGTTCAAGGGCTGAACATCTTATATATGGATCTTTGTAAAAAATACGAAGACACCAAAACACAATACAAACTCAACGGAATTGTTGGAAAAGCAATACTTGGTCCTTACTCTCCGGGTTCAGACAGTATAGCCAGACAACGCTTAGACAACAGATGGGGATATTTTGAATAATGGCTGAGTATACCAACCCTGCACTAAAAAGCTTAATTGATAGCGAGCTGCCAGATAATACTGTTGGCTCGATTACCGCAGCAAACATTCGTGAGAACATGAAAAATGTTGCGGACTCTATCATACCAATTATGGCTAGTGGCTCCGATGTTTATTTTAAGAATGACATAGACATCAGGGACAACTCAGTAGCTGCGTCTGGCCAGAAGATTGGTTCTATATTCGGTCAGTGGGATACTAACCATGTAGCTGAAGTTAGGTTCATCACTGGTGACGATACTTCAAACAAAGATGATGGAGAGATACATTTTCTGACAGCCGAAGATGGAAGACCTCGTAAGTCTGTGATAATAGACAATCGAGGATCTTTGGAAGTTCTTGGTAGCGGTAATAGATATGGAGCATACATCAGATCTATTCATGGCTCTGGTGTGAATCTTTTATTAGACGGCCACAACAACATAGGCTACCCTAGCGGCCAAGGCTTTTCTCTAGGTCATTGGAAAAACAATGACTCAAGCTATACACATAAGTTTGTAATTACTAAAGATGACAAATTTGGCTTTGGTATTACCAACCCTGAAGAGAAGTTTCACATACGAGGATTGGACTCCTCTTTAAGATATGAACAAAAAACTGGTGGTACTGAAAGACCCTTCTTAAATCTTCTTAAATATGGAACGGACTACAGCTATGACCAATATCGAGTTGGTTTTGGTCTTGGTGTGTTTTCTCCGGGAAGTGGCACTGGTTATTTCTACATTGGGACAGACTCAAATAGAGATAAAGTCACCAACAACACAGACGCTTCTTTTGTTTTAGACAGTGGAGGCCATATATCTTTAGCTACATCTGCTAGGCCAGAAGATACCGTTGTCATTGGTAGTAATCTTGGTACGTTCACACCAAGTGGCGTAGGAACTAGTGTTGTCGTTGGTCACAATGGTGGTCCTTCACAGCTCATCATTGGTTCTGGTGCTGGAGCTTCTTACCAAACTAAATGGGCTAAATTCAAATGGCACAACAATAACAAAAGACTTGCGATTACTACTAAAAAGCAGTACGAGCAAGATAACCAGTTGGTTCTTGATGCTTCTACTGGTTATGTAGGTGTAGCCACTTCTGGAGCTCCAGATAGTCACTGGACTCCTGCATACAACTTCCATGTTTATAACAGCGGAAGTGCAGTACAGTCTACTATAGAAAATGCAACCAATGACGGCGCTGCAATCTACATCGGAGCAAAAACAGAAGGTAGTGGAAATGCAGAAATAGGACTCTGGTCTGCTATTGGTTATAAAGCATCTACAGATGTTCTAAAGATTAATAACTCAGGATCTCTCAACCCTTCAAATCTTACCATAAATAGACACGGCAACGTTGGATTGAACACAGCCGCACCTTATGCTGGTAACTCTATTGGTACTAATAGACTTCATGTTTATGGGGACGACTCTGCTGTATTAATTGGTACGCCTGTTGGTGGTGCTGGAAACTCAGCATTAAGATTGCTTGGCTCTCGTAGCACAAATGACTCTGCTTACATTCAAGCTGGTACAACCGCCGCAGATACTGGAGCAAAGCTAGCAGTCAATAGATTTGACACCGACAATACGAACATAAATCAATTTAATATTTATTCAGATGCTAGTACATTTCATGGTTCGCTTACTACTTCTAGTGGTGTAATCATATCAGAAACAAGAACTCCTTTGGCTTCTAGTCCTTGTTCTGCTGGACATATTGCTTGGGACACAAGTTATTTGTACGTTTGTACTGCATCTAACACTTGGAAACGAATTACTTTAAGCTCATTTTAATGGAGAATAAAAATGCCTGACGCGGTAACAAATGCTCATTCTTCAATCACTGTTGAAAATAATGGTTCTGTAGTGACTGGAGTAGATAGATCTGGCAATACTCATGAAATTAATCCAGAAGACTCTGGCATGGGTATTAATAAGAAAGGTGAGCCAGCTCAGCTGAATGCCAACCTTTCTACTAGATTTGATGATATTAGATACTACACTGGTGATGCTGATACTTAATAGGTGATATATGGCCCTTAAAGGTGAATCTTCAATCAGCATACATCAAAGTGTCTTTGACATTTTCAATGATGCTGTAAAGCTTTTCAATCGAAAAGTTACTTTGGTCTTTGCAGACAAAGTGGAAAGATGCAGTAACTGCATTACTAACACCATTGGTGGTCGGTCTATTCATGTTTATAGAACTAATGGACCGATCCCTTTTGGGAGAGGTATGCAGTGCCCGCTATGTGGAGGAGCCGGAAATAAAAGGACAGCACAAACAGAAGACTTTTCTATGAGGGTTTATCATAGACAAAGAGATTTTCTTGCAGTGCCTAATTTTGAAGTCAACGTACCATCTAACTATATACAAACAATATTTTATCTAGATGATATGCCTGATGTTATGAAGGCAAAGGAAATATTAATAGATATAGGCAAGTATGGCAGTGGTCGATATAAACGAGCTACTGAACCTTTTGTCCAAGGCTTTAAGCAAAACAACACTCAGTATGGCGTTTGTTTTTGGGAGCAAGTCTAGTGACAAATATAGCTGATGTAGAAATCATTATTAAGGAGACCCCAGCACAAATTGCTAAGATGATAGGGAAAGCCATAGCTTCTGATCTAGACAAAAGGATGGGCGTAGCGGCGAATAAGGCTATCCTTGACATTAGAAAACAGGCAGCTGTTTATCTTAATAAAAGTCAGATAGCAGATATCCTTCAAGATGATTTGAGAGGTCAATTAGGATTAACTCCCGCCAAGGCCAGAAGTGCTGTCAATGGAATAATAGCTGGCATCACAAATAGCGTGATGTATACACATACACCTCTAAAATATAAAAACCGTAGTTTTACTGGAGGGTTTTCAATTCATGTGCAGCCAGAAGACTTTACTAACATCTTCGCTTCTGTTGGACTAGATTCTGTAATTAGATACTACTCGATGTATTATAAGAAGGTTGTTGAGCTTGATTGGCTTAATTGGATACTAATGAGAGGTGACGCAATTATAGTGACCGATGGTCAGTTTACTGCTATGGCCGGAGGCAGGTCTGGACAGGGTAAAATGACGAGGACTGGCAGCATAAATGTTTGGAAGGTTCCTTCTTCAATATCTGGTACTCAATTTGACAACATTATTACTAGAACTTTGAGAGAAAGTGGCTTCTTAGCACTGGTAAAAATGTCAATACAAAAGCACATGAAGTAACATGGTATTAAATAAAATAACTACATTTGGTAAGCCTACATTAAGCACCTTACTTCAAGATAACCTAGTCTCATTTTTTGATTGGGAGTTTTTGAATGCAGGTGGCTTTACGAATATAGAAATACCTACTAGTGGCTGGTATGGTGCTGATAAGCACCAACTTAGACTTGTTGATGATCCAAGATATGACTCTGGTCAGGTTTGGGAAGGCTTTAGAAAAAACTGGGTATGGGAGAGTGGATTATCTGCTCCTGAAAGACCCAACACAACAACGACTCCAGCGAATCCGGGAATATCTGGAGTTTATGTCGATGGCGCTTTTAAGGCCATTACTAGCAGCGATTCTTACTCCCATTATATTGACTATGATAATGGTAGAGTTGTCTTTGACTCTGCTATAGATACGAGCAGCACTGTTACCGCTGAGTACAGTTATAAATATGTAGACGTAGTGCCAGCGAATAGTAAGTTTTTTAGGGAAATACAATATAGAACCCAAAGAGCAGACGAAGATTTTCAAATGGTGGGCTCTGGCGACTATTCTATCCTTGGAGAAAACAGAATCCAATTACCAGCAGTTGGCGTAGAGATAGCTGGAAGCAGAAGATTTGAACCCTACGAGCTTGGCAATTCAAAGCATGAATTAGGCTTAGACGTAGTATTTCATATTCTTGCTGAGGAAGATTATGAAAGAGATCAGCTCATAGATATGATATCCTTCCAAGAAGAAGCGGCAATCGTTCTTTTTGATACAAATGCAATAGGCGAAAATAATGCATTTCCTATTGATTATAGGGGAATGGTGAATGCTTATGCTAAGACATACCCAGCCTTAATAAGGCCAAGTGGAGTTGGAGGATTTGCTTACAATGGCGTAGAGGGTGGGATTGCTAGATTTACGAACACTAGAGTGGCAAATTCAGACCCATTATCTACTAACCTTTACCATGGAACGGTAAGGGTAACTATGGAAGTTATAAATTAATTTTGGTGTATAATACTTTGGAAAGTATTCTCAACTTTTAAGGAGTTTAACATAAAATGGCAGTCCCAAACAGACTATATTGGGCTATCACCGCACTTGGAGTCGCGGACGATGGCGCAATTAGAACAGACACCGACGACAATGCTCGCACCGACATGAACACACCTGCTAAAAAAGCAGAGTATGTACCGGGCGTTCAGAGTGTCGGTATTACAACTACATTCAACTTAGAACAAATCTTCCAGCTTGGCCAGCTTGCTTTGTACCAAGACTACGAAGAAGTTCCAGATATCGAAATAACTGTAGAAAAGACCATTGATGACTACGACCTTCTTTACAATAGAGGTATGGGCGGTCACGGTGGGGTTATTCAGCTTCAGAACAACAAGAAAACTTTGGTCTTCCAAGTTGGTAACGACGGCAAGAATAACTTAGGCGACGTTGATAATACAACCTTGGGAACATTCATTGTTGCCACTGGTATGTACGTATCTTCTGCCTCTTTTTCTTTCCCAACCGACGGAAACTTCACCGAGTCCATTACCTTTGTTGGTAATAACAAGAGATTTGTACATCAGCTACAAAGTGGCCAGTCAATTAGGCATCTACCAACAAAAGGCGCGCCTAAAAGAGCCAGAGCTACTGATGTTCTTAATGAGAATGACGGATCTTCCACTGTTGCTAAAGATACTGGTGTTAAGAGAAGACAGCACTTTGTTAACATGGGTGCTCTCAGTGGTATTAGGTCAACGAACTGGACAGACGCTGTAACCAACGTGAAGAAGTATGGCGTAGCCACTGATACTGGTAGCAATGCAAGAATTACAAACATTTCTGTAAACGCTGATTTTGGTCGAGAAAATATTAACATACTAGGCCAAAAAGACCCGTTCCTGAGATTTGTCAGTCTTCCGTTTGAAGTCACTACCGAAGTTGAAGTTTTAGCTTCTGGAACCGACGTCAATGCTTTGAGTAATGAGATTAACACGGGCGCAAGATCTATTGTGCTTCAGGTTAAGAACACTCCAGACGCTGCTGACAGTAATAGTGCAGCCAACCATACATTCGGATTAGGGGACAATAATACCCTTACCTCCGTTGCTTATGGTGGTGGTACAACTGGTGGTGAAAACTCAACTATGACTTTCTCTTACCGTAACTTCAACGAACTTAGCGTTGTAAGTGCTAGTGGTGGTCATGGTCAAGGCGATTACCTCAACTAAATATATTAGTCGGCATATGCAATCTGCGATAGCCATCGCTTAAGGAAAGCATGTGGAAGATAGGCAAGTGGTATGCTGACTTTTTTGGACTTATGGGATGGAAGCATACGAAAGAGACTTAATTGTTTATGAGTTGTTTCTTGGATACAAAGAATACAAAGTCAAAGAGGGTTTGGTACTTCGTATTCACAATCCAAGCTTACAGCAATTATACAAGTCTCAAGTAGTATACAAGGAAGCGTATCGAGATGCGTTAGTTAAAGACAATTTGACTTCAGAAGAATCTGTTGAATTGTTAAAAGCGGAAGGTATTTGGTCTTCAGAAAAGGAAAAAACTTTAGAGCAAATACCTAATGAAGTCGAAGAGCTTAAAATAAAAATATTTAAGAACTTTCGACAAACTACAGTTAGAGAAGGCTATAGACAGGATTTAAGAAATCTTGAAGATCAATTCACTGAATTGATGCAAGAAAAAATGCAGTATAACTATGTAACCTGCGAAGGCTTAGCTACATATGCAAAGCTTAATTGGTTAATAGAAAATACTGTCACATTTGAGGATGGACGGCCTTACGACTGGAAAGAAGTGGGAATTAACACGGTTCTAAACCATGTTACTAAACACATGCTTTCAGATGGTGATGCTAGGAAGATATCAAGGGAGGAACCTTGGAGAAGCCTTTGGGCTTCTAGCTCGAAGGAAGGCTCGTCTATTTTTGACAGGCAAATAATTGAGCTCACTCAAGAACAAAAAAGCGTAATTGGATGGTCTAAACTTTATGAAAATGTTCAAGAAAGCCCTGACTGTCCAAGCAAGCAAATAGTTGAAGACGATGATGCTTTTGATGGTTGGCTAATACAAGAAAACCGCAAAAGAGACAAGGATAAAAAAACCAAGTCCTTAGATGATGGATTATCAGACAAGGTCAAAAACTCTGATGAGATTTTCATCATGGCTGATAGCCAAGAGGAAATAGAAGAAATTTATGACCTCAATTCAGAACAGTCAAGATTTAATATTGCTCAAAGACAAAAAGCAATAAAGGTTGCTTCTGAAAAAGGCAAGACTGCTCATGATTTAGATTTCATGGATGTTCGCACAAGAATAGCACAAGAACAAAAAGGAATCCGATAATGGATATGGAAAAGTATCAAGACTTAATAAGAAAGTCTAAAGACTACAAGGAAACAAGAGAGGAAAGATACAAGCAAATTTCAAAAGACCGCCTTCTTAAAATCTCTCAAAAGAAAATTGAGACAACCATGATAGGCGCTCTTAGTATCATAGAAAAACATTTTGGTTTTCTGTGGGGCTACGGCTCAGAAGAAGCCTTAACTCCAGAACAGGAACATATGAGAGAACAGTTCTCTCAAATAAGGTCTGAGATTTTAGACAAGGGTAACAACCAGTCTAGGAACTTAGAAGGAGAATTTGCTAATTATGATATTAACTGGCGTAGATATGAGATGACTATCCCAGTTAAAAGTTTAGAAGGAGATGAAGATGCCGGAACGAATTAAGGTCGAATCTAATGATAATGATGGAAAGAAGGTAACTGTATATATTCAGCTGCCAAATTCCAAAGTATCTAAAGAATCACAGCTAGCTTACAACAGAACTTTTAGAGACGCAATACAGTCAGGCGCTGTGTTGAGAAGAAAACTCGATGATGTTTTAATTGAGCAAGGTGTTTGGAGTGAAGAAAAAGAAAACAGATACCAAGAAATACTCGTAAGCATCAACGAAAACGAGAAAAAGATTGCTTCAGGTGGTATTAAGCTTTCTGAGGCAAAACAAATAGCATTAGAGATGAGAGACTCAAGAGCCGAGTTTAGGAATCTCATTGCAGAACGTACACAGATGGATAGCAGCACCGCAGAAGGACAAGCGGATAATGCTAGATTTAATTATCTTTGTTTTGCATGTATTCTTGATGAGAATGGTGAAAAACTATTTGAAAGCCAAGAAGACTATGAAAACGACACAGGAACTCCTTATGTAGTTGAAGCCGCTAGAGTTTTAGCCGAACGGCTATACGGCTTGGACGCAAACTTTGAAAAGAATTTACCTGAGAATACTTTCCTTTCAGATTACAAGTTTGTAGATGACGAACTAAGGTTGATTGATGAGGATGGCAATTTAGTCAACAGAGATGGAGAAAGGGTGAACGAGCTTGGATATCGAGTAGATGAAGATGGAAAGCTTCTTTCTCACGACGGTATTGAATTAGATGACAAGCTTCGTTACAAGATGGACTTTGTTCCATTTCTAGATGAAGATGGAAAAGAAGTTACGCCTCCAAACTCAGAAGAAGCTGAAGCTGAAGCAGAGGAGACGGAGATAAAGGAACCTAAGAAAAGGAGAGGTCGCCCTCCTAAAAAGGCGGCAACAAACAATCCCGAATAGTAAACTTGGAAAGTGGGTATATCGTTAGCGACTTAACTGCGCTATCGGTATGCCCATTTTTTTTAGAGGTGTAAAATGGCGCAACCATTTCAATTGACAGCACAGGTGAATTTCCAAGCACCTCAATTAACTAGATTTGCAACGCAAATTAGACAGCAATTGCAAAATCAGTTAAATGTAAATGTAAACGTCAATTCTGGTAAGGCTAATCAGCAATTAAAGAACACCGCTAAACAAACTTCCAACGTAGCTAAGCAGGCAAATCTAGCAGCGGGAGCGATGGGTAAGTTTAGTAGACAGCTTCAGGGTGCTGTTTTCTACGCTCTTAGAACTCAATTAGCATACGCCGCAATAAGAGTCTTGGTTAGAGGCATATCTGACGCCACTAGCGCAGCACTTCAATTCGAGAGACAAATGATAAAGGTCTCTCAGGTTACGGGCAAAAGTGTAAAACAACTGCAAGGCCTACAAAGATCTATTAGTGATATAAGTACAGGTCTTGGGGTTTCGTCATCCTCATTAGTAGATGTCACTAGAATTTTGGCGCAGACTGGTTTAAGTGCAAACGATACCAGAATAGCGATGGAAGCTTTGGCCAAAACAACGCTAGCACCTACTTTTGATGATATTAAAAATACAGCTGAAACTGCGGTTGCCGTAATGAGGCAATTCAAAATTGAAGCATCTGGCCTTGATAGAGTTCTTGGGCAGATTAATGCTGTGGCTGGTCAATTTGCTGTTGAGGCATCTGACATTGGTACTGCTATCAAGCGTGCTGGTGGTGCATTTAGAGCTGCTGGCGGTAGTGTAGAAGAGCTTATAGCTTTATTCACGTCCGTGCGTTCGACCACTCGTGAAACTGCTGAAACCATTGCTACTGGTTTTAGGACTATCTTTACACGTTTACAGAGACCGACAACAATTAAATTCTTGAGGCAGTTTGGGGTTGAGCTTCAAGGTCTTGACGGAAAGTTTGTTGGTTCTTATGACGCTGTTAGAAGGCTTAATGCTGCTTTGGCTTCTTTAGATCCTAGAGACATCAGGTATTCAATGATTATTGAACAACTTGGTGGCTTCCGTCAGGTTTCTAAAGTCATCCCTATGATTCAGCAATTCTCTGAAGCGGAGAAAGCTAGAGCTGTTGCCATGGCCGAGTCTGGCTCTTTAGATAGGGACGCACAGACAGCCCAGAAGGCTACCATAGTCAGGATGCAAAGACTGACAGAAACAGTCAAGGAACTCTTTAGATCAATCACTGCGACTAAAGGATTCCAAACCTTTGTAGACTTGATGATTAAGTTGGCTACTGCTGCTACTAGATTGGCTGACGCTCTTAGTCCTTTAATACCTGTCATTGGTGCGATTGGTATAGGCATGGCTGGTAGATTTGCGGCTAAAGGCTTCGGGAAGATGCTTGGCTTTAATAAGGGTGGCATCGTTCCCGGAAGTGGAAATACAGATAGTGTTCCTGCGATGTTAACTCCGGGCGAGTTCGTCATCAAGAAGAGCTCTGTACAATCTATTGGCGCGCAAAATCTCTTTGCCATGAATAAGCTTAGTAAAGGTGGTCAGCCACAGTATAAAGCAAAGTATAAAGGAATGATGTTGCTCGCAGATGCCAAGGCTCAAGACATTGCCAAAGTGACTGCTCCCGGCGGAAAGGGGTTTGTCAATAGGCTGCTAAATTCTAAGAGCAACCCTTGGAACAACTTACAAGACGGAGACAAATTTGGAGGAAGAGCCAGTGTCTACTCTGTTCCTTTTAAAGGTACTGACCCGTCAGGGGAAAGGTTTGAACAAAGAGTTGCTATGGCGTTTGGTGCTGGTTATAAAAGGGTTGGTGGAAATGCTCCTATAGACGGCGTATATAAAGGCCGACCAGTAGAAGTTAAAGATGTAAAAAGACCAACTCCAAAAAAACAACTTTTGTCGAAGCTGTTTAGAAGAAAAGCTGGCCAAGGCCACACTCAACATAGTTCTTTATTTGGCAAACTAACATCAGACATCGACAACCTCGCTCTTGGCAAAATGATCTATGTTGTTAACTCTACTAAGCTAGATCCAAAAAGGGATAAAAAAGCAGGCGTTAGGACATTGAGGTTTGGTAGGAGACCAATGGGCAGAAATAGAGGAGGCGGTATCTCTGGTGGTGATAGCGTCCCTGCCCTTCTAACTCCCGGCGAATTTGTAGTCAATGCAAAGTCCGCTAAAAGTATTGGCTATGGCAACCTTTCACGAATGAACAGGCATGGAGCTGCTAGGTTCAATAAAGGTGGTATTGTTGGATTCAATACTGGAAGTGCTGGAGCTGTTGGTGGTGGCATGGGTGGCGTTGGTGGAATGATGGGCAAGCTTGTCAATTCATTATTCATTTTTACTATGTTGCCTGCTCTTCTCGAAGCTGTGGCAGATAGCGCTTCTAATCTAGTTGACAGTATGTCTGGCCAAAATGAGTCGGTTGCTGAAAACATTAAGTTGTTTGGAGCTCTCGGAATTGCCACAGGCTTGTTAATTGTCGCGAAGCAGAAAGAGGCTATAGCGAGTGCGCTTAGTGGCAAGCTCGGTGGAAAAGGTGGCTTTTTGACGGCGATGAGGCACACCCAGAGTCCATTTTTTCAGAAGTATGGAGGAGGCGCAGCTACAGCTACGATGGCTGCTAATCCAGCAGCCGTAAACTTAAGCAAAAGATTTGCCTCAATTGGTAAGAATCTTACTGGCTTTGGTAAAAAATTATCGAGCTCTAGCAGTGTGTTTACAAAAGGTACAGGCCTTTTAAGCAAGGGCCTTACAAGTGCTGGCTCTGCATTCACAAAGGCTGCTACTGGGGCAGTCGGGCCATTAATTGGATTAGCTGGCGTAGCAGCGGGTGCCGTTGTGGCTATTGCTGCTATTGCCATGGCTGGTAGTAAGATGTCCAAAAAAGGACAGAAAGCTCTAGAAGAAGGAAAGGCAACAAGCACCTTCTTAGGCATTCAAATGCAAGCCGAAACTATGGTTAAAGTGGGCGAGGCGATCAAGACGGGACTCAAGGTTCTTATCTTTGCCTTTATGGGTCCAGTTGGTTGGATCATGGCTCTTGTAGAGCTTGCGAATTTTGCTAGCACGGTAGCAGAAAAAATTAATGCCGCTAAAAATAAATTCAAATTTGACTCTATGATAAATGCGTTTAACTCAGCTACCAAAGCTTTTGAAGCTGGTGGAATAGAGGCAAGCTCTTACGTAGTACAAGCTGGTCGAACTTTGGCTGGTACAGCTGAAAGACTATATCAGGTAACTAATGATGAGGATAGACAGAATGCAGAGAAAGCCAGAACTGAAGTCATCAAAGGGACTGTTGCTGGTTTAGACAAATTAGTAAAAGATGTTGCAAGTGGCGGTCGTACTGCCGCAGAGGCTCAAGCTTTGTTTGCGACTAATGCCGAAAATGCAGTTAGACAACTTGCATTGATGCAGGGCATACCATTCCATAGGCTCAAAAAGCAGTATATGGATCAGATAAAAGCTCAAGCTTTGGCAAACAAGCGAACGCAAGATATGGCGGAAACTATAGCTAAGATGAACACTCTTAGGTCTAGTATGAACTATCTATTCTCAGCTTTAGAAAATTATTCCAAGTCACTAGACATACAGAAGACCGCGCTGGACAACTTAAGTGCAACTGCCGATAACGCTTCTCTTTCTTTAGGTAAGTTTGTCAAATTAGATGTTACCAAGCGTGGAATGATTGGACAAAGCGCCGGTATAATGGCAGGCTTTCAGGCCACCTCTACGATTGGAGGCGCCTCCGTCATGGGCGGTATAGGAACTGCCGCCGGTGTCACTGCTGGTATAGCTGATGTTGTTCAGTCAGATTTGCAAAATATAATTTCAGATGCTTCTCTTACCCAGCTTGGTGAAGGTGAAGAAATTGAAGATGTCGTTCGGAAAAAGTTAGAAGAGAGACTTAAAAAAGCAGGAATTGACATAAGCCTTCCAGAGGTTCAGGCTCAGCTAGATGCGTTTAGTGCTAAGCTTGGCAACATGGCTAATGACGCAGACGGAGCAAAGAAAACGCTGAAAGAGTTTGTAGATGCTGACATAGAAGGTGCTACTAAAAAGTTAATAGAAGGATTGCCCGGAACTATAGCAGTAGATCTCTTTAATACAATGAGAGAGATCATCAGCAAACAGAACGCACAATTAGCTCAGGCACTTAAGAAAAGGACTGACCTTGAGCAAAAATATATTAAGGCGCTTGGAACAGTCGTAAGCGTACAGCAAGACAATGCAAAAATAATAAGAGAAATGACTGGAGGCTCGATTGCTGCTGGACAACCTCAAGCAGATTTTGAGAGAAGACAGAACGTTTTGCTATCAAACACTCGTCTTGGTTCTGGCGCCGGTCTTTCCTCTGTTGGAGCTGCCGCTAGAGCAAACAGAGGCAGGATGAGAGAAATAGCTAACAGTCTCAATGAACTTGCGCAACTGCAATCAGACCAAGGCGGCGGATTAAATGTAGACCAGATAAGAGAACAAAGAGCACTTCTAGATGAGTCAGAGACCTTAAGAAGTGAGTTCCAAAGTCTTACTCAGGTTTTAGAAAATTATAAGAGCTCCACAGAACTGCTGGCCCAGCTACAAGAACGTCTTTCTAAAGCTAGAAAAGAAAGAGAAGCAAAAGGCTCGATGGCAGAAGACATCATGTTTGGTGATGCTAGTAGTTCAAATAGGGCTATTAGGACTGCTCTTGCCACAAGAAGAACTCAAGAAACAGGAAGTCTGGCTGGACTTTCTAGAGGAAGACAAAAAGATGTAATTGGCTTCCTGAGAGCTCAAGGCAAAGGCAAAGAAGCTGAACAGCTCATGATCTCTGAGTTCCAAAGAAGGTATGCAGGACAAGCTGATCCTGCCATGCTTGAAAGTCAAGCCAAGGCTTTGTTTGAAGCTTCTAAGACAGAAGTTGACATCATGAGAGAAATCAGAGATGTCCTCAAAGATAGGGAAGAAGCTGCGAAGATATTAGCAGAGCTACAAGGACAAGCTCTTGATGATATGAATAAAGTCATAGCTAACCAAAATGCTACGTTTTTAGCAGAGCTCAAGAAGATTATGCTAGAGGCTCAGAAGGGAAGGCTAGAACAAGAACAACGAACCGCTGAGGTAAATTTGAAAGCTGCGGAGTCCAATCAGGATGCGGCCAATAAGATTAAAAATGATTTTGGATTAAGTGTAGCTGAGTTTGACAAGATCAACACAGAGAGCGGAAGGAATTTAATAAAAAGAATTGGTACTTCTGGAATGACGGCAGAAGAAAGGGACATGATAGTAGGACTTAGAAGGGAAGAAAACACGGACGCTACAGGAATTGGAGCCTCTCAAAACTTATTCAAGTTCTTTGGTGAAGAGTTTGGATTAAAAATGGAAGACTTAGTAGACGAGGGAGGAACAACTCAGGTTATTGATAGGATAGGCCAGTTCTTTGGCATGAGCGACGTAGAAGTAGATACAGAAGTAGGAAGACAAAAAGTAGCACAAGCAATTGAAGAACAAATGAAGAGAACCTTTGGCGACACTGAGCTAGGAGCTCAAATCATCAAAGAATTCAGGACTAGGTTTTCTAAAATGGGAGAGTTTGATGACGACATGCTTGGAGATGTCTTGCAAGCTTCGATCATGGCTGGTGTAAGCACAAGAGAATCAAATGCAGAAGCAATTCGCGAAGAGGCTTTAGCTGCTGGAATTAGCGCTAATACCTTAGATAGGATGCTTGAGTCTGGTATGGGTTTTGAAGAATTGAGCGCAGCTCTGTCAGGAATACCACTAGGTCCTATGTCAAGCTTTGGAGAAGCTGTGACCAACGCAAACAATGCGCTTAATGCTATTACAGGGTCGCTGACGACTTTACAAGTGGAGATAAATGAAGCAAATCAGAAATTGTCGGAAGCTCGTACAGAAGCTGAAACCATAGCCAATCAAAAGGCAGAGGAAAGAAGAAATCAAGCAGAAGCGGTAACAAGTAGATATGCAGGAGGTATGATCTACGCAAGTACTGGAGCATTCATTCGTAAAGGTACTGACACTATCCCAGCTATGCTTACTCCCGGAGAGTTCGTTGTAAGAAAAGCTGCGGTAGATGCCGTTGGTGTTTCAACTTTAAGAAGCATAAACAATATGGGTCGCGCTGGAACCAAGCGTCGTGGAGGAAATGGGTACTATGCTGATGGCGATTTAGCCAGTGGTGGCGGAGTAGCGATGATAGATGCGTCTCAGTTTGACAAAAGCATACAAAGATTCTCTGTGCAAATTGACAGGCTAAGTGATGTCCTTAGAGGAGGATTTAGCGTGGATGTCGGTGGTACAATAAATGTAGATGTCCATCTCAATGGAGC